TGGAATATCCAAGTGGCTGCATCCGCTTTTTCTTTCTTGCCAGTGCATTACTCATTTGCTCTTCCATCTCCTCTCTACATCCTCAAAATGGCTAAATACAAGACTTTGAACATATTTTGATATATTTGTCCGTGCATATTTTTTAATTAGCATTTCCCCTGCTTCCATCATTCCTTGGAACCACTCATCTTCGTTATCAGCTTCATAAAACTGCTGCCGGAATTTATAATAGTCATTAAAAAACTGCCATTCTTCGGAACCTTTTTCAAATTTCTTACTTGCCATAATCATTCACCTTTTAATCAAATGGTGTGCTGCCACATACTTCTCGGAAACCGTCTTTCTGTCGCATCCGTGCTTGAATCTGTTCAATGGTTTCGGTTCGCTCGATAAATTCCATACGATCACCTTCAAACTGAACAACTTCTCTAAACGGTGTACCCTGTCGATTCTTTTCAACTTTCAAGCCTTTAAATTTTCTGTCTTCATCCAAATTCCACATAAGAATAATATTGGAAGCATCCTGCTCAATATCTCCGGATTCTCTTAATTCGGACATTGTAGGCTCTTTCGTTACATTCATTTCCGATACTCGGTTAAGCTGTGACAATAGGATGATCGGAACGTGAAGCTCTCTCGCAAGTGCTTTGAATTGCTTCGAAACTTCCCCGACTTCGGATGCACGATTATTGAACTTCCGGTTACACCGTACCAATTGCAGATAGTCAACTACGATCACGTCATATCTTTGATGCCTGCATTGCGTTCTTATTTCCTCAATAACATTTGTCTGATCGTCAATTGTGATCGGATATTTTTCAAGCTCATCATTTGCCTTGTCAAAGGCTTCTTTCTCTCCACCAAGAAAAGCCTTTGCCCTGCGAACTCTTGTCAGACCAATCTTTGACATTCTTGAAACAAACCTTTCATAAATCTGACTGTTGTTCATCTCCATGTTGTAGTAACAAGTGTTATAGCCTTTTCTTGCCATATTCTCGATTATTTGTGCCACAATAGCAGACTTACCAACTCCCGGTCTCGCGGCAACAACTGTAATGTCTCCGCCTTCAAGACCGCCAAGGCAATCGTCAAGATGGTAAAATCCTGTCTTTACCCTGTCCTCTCCAACATCATCATTGAAGTATTTATCTTTGTTCTCTGATACGATTTGCTTCATCAACTTAGATTTCTTCAACTGATTAACTTGGATTTCTTCAAGCCTTGTAAGAACTTCCGCGATCGAATTATCAATATCACATGGTCTAAGGCTCACTCTCTGGAAAAGGCTTTTCGTTTCCCTTGCCCGCCAATCCTTAATGACTGCATCCGCATAACTTTTTATTGCCGTTGAGACTGGGGTGACAGAAATGCATTCTTTCAATTCGCTTGCAATTATTTCCGGCTCCCATTTGTCGTTTTCAAGTGTCTGAGACAGTGAAACGACATTAATGTTTTCTCCACGATCATACATGGCAAGCATTTCAGCAAAAGCATCTTGACAAAATTCCGTACTAAACATTTCCGGCTTTAATTTGTTATAAACCTTGTACATGGAATCATTGTCAATCAATACACATCCGATCACTCCAATTTCTGCTTCCGTCAACTGCTCTCACCTCGCTTTCGTTTCTCAACTTGACGAATCCAGTAATCGCAATCCTCTTTCAGCCAGTCTCCGTATTTTGGTATGTAGCGATAATTCGTATCATCCGGATTCTTCTCTATATAGTCAGTAACATATGCCACTGTAGCCTCATATATCAGCTTTGCAACGGCTTTCCTGTTCGGCTCGATAACTTCTAAAAGCTTGTCCATCCATGCTACCTTGGCAGACGTTAACGACGTTTTCTTTGGATATGCATTGATCGTGTATTCCCATCCCCATTCCGCGTCAAAGTCCAAATCAGATGCAGGCACGCTTTCTTTTGTATTTTCTTTCTCTTTCTCTATATCTGTATCTATATCTTTCTCTATATCTATCTCTACATTGCAATTTTGTTGCAAAATGTTGCACTCCGTTGCTCCACTGTTGCATTGCAACGCTTTTTGTGCATTTTCCCTAGATTTACGACTTCTTCTTGTACTTGCAGTCTCACTTCCTAGGTTATCTTGCACAAATGGCAACTTGTACTCAATGGAATCTGATGTTTCAAGCAATCCGCAGGAAAGAAGATACTGAATCGTTACTTGAACATTGATTTCGTCCTCGTCAATATCAAGGGCGATCTCTTTGTAAAATTCATCTTCCAAGCCGGAATACTCTAAGTAGCCGCCCTTTTTCAACGACAACAACTGCATCTTAAGGTATATGATCGTGTATGTATCGCCGCCTGCCATCCTTCGGAGTTTCTTGATTCGTTTACTGTCAAAGAAATCATCCATCAGTTTAAGCCAGTAATACCGCTTATTCTCCGCCATTTTCACTACCTCCAAGCAATTCAATAACCTTTGCCCCAGCATCTTCCGGGCGACAAAATACGAACTCAACGCCATACTTAAGTTGCATTGTCAACATAGCTTTTGCCAATACCTTGCCAGATGTCGGCTTTGTTTTCGGTAGCGGTACATTCAGCAATTTTCCAAGTGTGTGCATATATGCAATATTGTTATACCGGTCTACTCGAGGATTATGCCATGTAAATACATCATTGACGGAATACACCTTGTCTGTATTTTCAATAAGCACATATAGCTTAATTCCGTTGTTCTGCGCCAAAATACACTCGTCACGGAATCTCGGATGTGCTTTTCCACAGATATTCCCTACAATTTCCTGCATGTCCTTTTTCGTGTCAACGGAAACATCATATGTGCCAAGAAAATCCATCTTTTTAAGTTCCATTTTTCTAGCTGATTTTCTATGGATAACATCCGCTACCTTGTCTGTGGCAATTATGTAATCTCCAACCGGCAATGGTGCACGCAAGACTTCCATATCGTGGCTTTTGAAATATCTATTCTTAAGGATATGCAAGCCCTCTTTCTGTCCTTTATCCTCAATTATTAACACGTATTCTCCTTTCTGGCGGTCACTTTCAGCAACCGCCAAAGGTATCTCATGGCTTTCAATTTAGTTTTTTGTGATATATTAAAATTCCTTGCAAAAACATCAGATACCGCATAAATTGGTTTCTTTTAGGTAAATACCAAGGTGTTGCAACCTATTTTAATATTCAAGATTGAATGTAATTCTTGGGTTATATACGCTACCCTCGCTATCGTCGATTTCATAAAAATCGACATCTTCATCGAACTCTGCAGTTACGGTTGCTTCCTGCGTGTCGTTCTCATTGTTCCTGTCAAATTCCGCTTCAACATCGGTATCGAATTTCGCTTTTACATGGAACTCCACTTCTGTATCTGGCTTAAACTGCACCAGATCTTAAATCAACTCATATACTTTCATGCCGTCTCCTTTCAGAACGGACAAAGGTTCATATCAACCTCTAATCCTTTTTCTGCAATATAAACATTTGCTCCATATTTAACTGTTTCTTCTGTCTTTTGTTTGAATAATGCCGAATCTGCTGATTTATCTGATAAGTGAATTAGAACGACATTTCGCAATGCCGGATTATCGTTAGTAGAAATAAAGTCAAGTGCCGTTGGTAAGCTCATATGACCTCTTAATCTGTGTTCGTAATTTGGCTCTTCTCGGTTCACAAACTGCATATCATAGTTGGCTTCCACCATGATGTGATTAACACCATTAAATCTCCATCTGACGTATTCCGTGTCTGTTGCATACACCAAGCTGCCAATATCCGGGTGTGTGATGTAAAATCCGTAGCAGGGGCACTCTGAACCGTCTCCGTTGTTGTGTAGCCATCTGCCGGACTTATCCCGGTTTTCAAATGCTCGTATGCTAAAGCTTTCTTTCCCAAACTGTAGGATATTTCCATCTATCAATTTGAACGGCTCCCACACTGGAATACCGGCTCTAACATACTGAAAGAAGTACTGATGATGGTCTGAATGTATGTGGGTTGTGATTACTGCTTTAATCTTTCGCACATTGAAATCCAGTGCTTTCTTAACTTCCATAAACGGCAACCCTGCTTCAATAATTAACGCTTCGCTTTCATTTTCCAGTATGTAGCAATTACCGGATGAACCAGAGCCTAAGGCTTTAAGTTTCATACCTCTTTCACCTCAATTTTCAAATATGTGTTTATTATCGATTATCCAAGGATGTTTCGTGTAGTCTATATGGCTTGCCGCATTTGCAACTGTTTTCCGTAGCATCTTTAAATGTTCCTCACAATGCTTTCTTCCAGATACCGCCGGTCTACCACAGATTATGCACAATCCTTTATCCTCCCGGTACTCCCTTTGGCTTGTGGACTTCTCGCACGAACGCCTCTTTGCCAAACACCTGTTGCATAAAACAGTTCCGCATACTGCATTACGTTTTCCACACTTCACGCATATTCCACTGGACTTATTCATGTAATATCTGGTACGGACTCTTTCTTTCCGTGCTTCTGCCTGTTCCGGTGTTTCCCTTGCAAGTCTCTTAGCCTCTACCTTCGCTTTCTTCTCCCGGCACTCAGCGCACATTTTGTACTGCGTTCCCAATATGCCTTTGTGACATCTGGAGCATATACCAAGAGATACATAAGGGTCTTCCGCTTTTTCTCTCATTCGGCATCCTCCAAAAACCATATTCCTTCCGGTTTTAAAAAGTTGCCCTGAACAATGTTCTTTCTGAATATACTTTCTGCTGTCGGTGCAAGATCCGTAAGTCTCTGTATGCTCTCTTCTATGTTGTCTGCCAGAATATCAATGCCGAATAATGTCTCTGCAGCTTCCGTTTCAGTCATTCCTATTGACAGTTTCCGTTTCAAGATTTCCACAAGGAAATTTCCAGTACCACACGCAGGCTCCAACACTGTTCCTCTCCAACACTCTGCACCACCATTTTCATCTTCCAACATATTGCACATCTTTTGTACCATCCAGCCCGGCGTATAAACTTCTCCAAACTTTTTGATGCGTTCTCGGCTTTTTGTAATTTTTTCTTTCTGCCTATTTTCCATTTCTGTGATAAAACTCACTCCTCACATCAATAATCTGTCTTGTCTGTCCCAACAATGCCCGATTATGCTTTGCCCTCTGCTCATTGTCACAGATAAATTGCTTGCAAATTTCTGGTCGAACCGGATAGATTCTGCATTTCTCGCAACTCTTGTCCGTATCAAGAAAAGGACATGTCATATCATATGGTCGATTCACAGTAGGAAGCAGGTGCCTACACTCTTTGATATGGTTCTTACGGATATATCTGTGAATTGCATCTACTTCCTTTCTGCTCATTGGCAAAAGGTTGGAACAGCAGTTACCGCATTGGCTACATTTTCCATCTTTGCAGAAATTGTAAATGTTATCTTTCATGCCTTTCTGCACGGATTCTAAGACTGATATAACTTCCATAGGCTACTCCAATTCTTCCTCTGCCGGGAACTGAAATACTTTCATGTAATTCTGGCTTGCATATTTTTGATATTCTTCTCTAAGCATTTCCATGGCTTTCTTTGCCTTTTCTTTCGTGGAATATTTAGCTGTTATTGAAGTCTCATTGTCTCCGATTGCCTGCATCCGGACAAATGTTGCTTCTTTCGCCCTTGTATCAATAAAAACAATGCTATTTTCGTACGGAAAATCCAATGTGCCGTCCTGTGATATAACTCTCATGGCAACCTCCTAATCTTTCATAAAGTCCGGTACGTTCTCGTCATTCTCAACGACTTCTCCGGCTACTTTCTCCGGCTCTGGTTCAACTACTTCGCTCCCGGTCTCAATAGCTTCGGATTCAGCTACAACAAATGGCTCTGAATTGGCATTTTCGGAAATATCACGCTTGACCTGTTCCTGCAAATCTTCCATCGGATATTCCTTGAAATCGTTGTCCTGCATTTCCTCTTTCGTATATAATCCCATTGTCAGCTCCGGGCAATTCAGACTGGAGAAGAAAGATGCGGCTCTGTAACGAAGCATTAACTGTGGCATGGTTTTCCACTTACTACCGTTCTTACTAAGCCATCCCTCGGCTTTAGCCATTTCCATGTCCACGGTCATTCCCTCAACTCTACGACCATTTTTCGTAGTCCAAGCAAGGCACGAATAAGGCTTGCCATCTTTATCTCTAGTTTCCTCAAACTGTAATTCCATATCGAATTTGCCGGAATTATTGATTGCCACAATCAGAAACTTTGAACTCCAAGACGGTCTACCCTGAATCACATACAGATTCTGCATAACCATCAGTGGGCTTACTCGCAGTCTCTGCGCCTGCTCAATAGCAATCAGACAGTTTGCATCGTTCTTCTGGAATGTTGCCGGAACGATAGTTGAACTCGCCAACGCCTTTGCCATCTGCATAGCCATAATGAAATTATCTGATGTTCCAAAAATTCCAAGGCTATAGTCTGTAACCTTGTTGTTGCTGTGTGCAACCTCTGTCTTTTCCTCTTTCTTTTCCTCTGCCTTTGCTACTGCTGTGTTCTCTGCCATAATTATTTTTCCTCGCTTTCTTTCCTTATTGCTTTTTTAAATGCTCCATTTTTAAGAAATTTCAAAACAAGATTGAGTTGCATATTCTTGAAAACCTCTATGTGCTTTGTACTGTGATACCACATTACCCATTCCTGTTTCAAAAGTTCCTCAATGCTTGTAATCTGCTCACCCTCTGCGAATTTTCGCTGACTTAAAAGGTATTCCCTGTGTTTTTGAATGTTCTCGCATTTTGCGCACTCTTCGGAAGAATACCTTGAACAATGCTTTCCATTAAGGTTTACAGACAATGCACAATATCTACATGGATTAACTCTCATCGTCACCACCGCTTTCCGGTTCTTCACACTTCTTCACAACTGCCACCTTATCAGCACCGTAGGTTTCTACCCACTTCATATCCACGGTTTCATCCGTAACTGTCAGCTTCGCACATTTGGCATTTACAACCGTGTCACCGGCTTTTACATCGTCTGATGTAGCAAATATATATGACCGGATCTGGTTTGGATATTTTGCTTTTATGTAATTCATTCTGATACCTCCTCAATCTCTCCATTTTCAATCGTATACCAAGTATCCGGCTTGATATTTTCCCCATCAACCTGCACCATCTTTGCGCCGTTAAGAACCCATGCACTCTGGTTATTTCTGTCATATTCCGTATTATCTTCTGAACCAGTGTATTCCCAGTCTGCAAAAACAAGAAACGAGCCAATAACACCCTTTGCTTTTGATTTGTAACCCCAAGCAACAGCGACCGCATCTTTGTCTTCTGCCGAGGATGCTCCCTTGTATCCGGTTGCCGAGGATGCTCCGCAGTTTCCGGTTGCCGAGGATGCTCCGTAGTCTCCGGTTGCCGAGGATGCTCCCTTGTATCCGGTTGCCGAGGATGCTCCCTTGTATCCGGTTGCCGAGGATGCTCCGCAGTCTCCGGTTGCCGAGGATGCTCCGCAGTTTCCGGTTGCCGAGGATGCTCCCTTGTATCCGGTTGCCGAGGATGCTCCGCAGTTTCCGGTTGCCGAGGATGCTCCGTAGTCTCCGGTTGCCGAGGATGCTCCCTTGTATCCGGTTGCCGAGGATGCTCCCTTGTATCCGGTTGCCGAGGATGCTCCGCAGTCTCCGGTTGCCGAGGATGCTCCGCAGTTTCCGGTTGCCGAGGATGCTCCCTTGTATCCGGTTGCCGAGGATGCTCCGCAGTTTCCGGTTGCCGAGGATGCTCCGTAGTCTCCGGTTGCCGAGGATGCTCCCTTGTATCCGGTTGCCGAGGATGCTCCCTTGTATCCGGTTGCCGAGGATGCTCCGTGATTTTCATCACTTTCAGCTTCCTTATTCACTCTTTTTACCGTATATTCGATTGCAGCTTTAACCAGTCCAGCAATGCTGATTTCTGCTCCGATCTTAATTTTTGTAGATGCTACCTTAGTATCATCATTATGTTTCTGGATTTCTCCGCTCTGCTCTACCTCGTGGTATACGCTTTCATTTGGAGAATAATAATTCAAGCAATCCAGCGGATACTCGCAAGCGTGAAATCCATGATCGCAAACTTCTACGCTTTCTTCCTCGTATTCCTTTCCCTCTTCGTACTGAAAGCCACGGCAAGTCATATCTTTATTAAATCCTTTGTAGGATTTCACAGCATTTCCCATCTATATTACCTCTCCTCCTGCCAACTTCTTTTCCTTTTCAAATTCTTCTTTGCTGCAAATCAATAAGCCGCCAATATAACCATCTGGGTTTGTAAGCAATCCTGTAACAATTTCATTTGGGATAGCGATTGTCACACTCCCCCATCCATCCCTGCCGCTATGAGCAGATTTAATATTCGACAATGGAGAAACCTTTAAGTCTTTGTTATTTTTCTGCGACATCCGTTCCATTATTCCTAATGTTCCAATATTCATCCTACACACCATCCACTTTCAACTGCTTGTCCGCTGATACGCTCAAAAGAATTAACTGTGCATCCATATCCGGCACATTGAACTCATTCAGCGATTCCGCGTTATCAACGAAAATCGGTACGCTTACACCGTATAACTCGCTAAGAGAACGGATAATATCAAGTCCGGCTACGATTCTATGACCACTGTTTAAAGCCGAATACGGAACGCCATTCACAGTACACTCACAACAATCTTTCATACCGCCATTTAACTGCATTTCAAAGAGTTTGAAATTTACGGTCTTGAAATGGCTGTTAATAGATTCTGAAACCTTATCCAGCTTGAAACGAATGAACTCTTCCAAGAGATAAAGCATCTGTTCCTGATCGGCAACTTTCTGCCCGATTTCTTTCTGCTCGTCACGAAGCGTTTCGATACGATCATCAATCGCCACATTGTTAGCCGCCTGCGCAATAACCTTGTTCACCTCTTCAAGCTGACTCTGCAGATCGGCTTTCTCGGCTTTTAAATCAGTAACAACCTTGTCTGCGCCCTCGGATTCAACCTTTGCAATATCAGCAAGAATCTTGTCATGCTCTGTTTTCAGCTTCACATACTCTTCATTCTGCGAATAATCAGCTTCTGCCGGGATCTCGGATAACTGCTTTGCATAATCATTCTGCTTTGCAAGTGCCTTGGATTCCTGCTCTTTGAGTGCCACAATGTCTTCCTGCAACTTGGCGTTTTCCTTTGTCAATCGCTCAATATCAGCCTTGCAAGCGTTGCCCTTGTCAATCAGACCTTTAAGTTTTGCGCCCTTTGCATCATCAAATGCTTTGCGTGCATCCTCTAACTGCTTGGTGGCACGTGCCTTGGCATCTGCCTTTTTCTGCTCAAAATCAGCCTTAAGAGACTCAATCTTATCCTGCGGCAACTTCTGACCACATAAGGAACAAACCGTTGTAGATTCATCAAATTTCCACTTGGATTCGTCAAAGAGATATGGCATTTCATCAAATGCCTTGGAAAATTCTGCATTGTATTCAACACCAAGATTTTTCCGCTCTGCATCTGTATCGGAAATTGTCTTCTCATTTGCCTTGATCTGATTTTCCGCAGACTGAATCTGATTATGTAAGTCATTGAACTCTCGTGTTGCATCATCCTTGGCACTGTCAAGACCTCTACGTTTTGCGGAAAGTTCGTCATTCATGACCTGCATAATGCCGGACATATCAAATTGCAACTGCATTTCCTTGCTTCTCAAATCGCCTAACGTGCTACCGGCATTCTCCATTTTCTTGTCACATTCAGCGATTCTTCTTACCAGATCTACCTTTGCAAGTTCCTGCTCTGCCACGTCAACATCAACCTTGGATTTCTCGGCTTCATCAATACGTACCGGAATCTCTGACTGTTTCTTTTTCCACTCTGTAAGAGCTTTCTGAAATTTTGCACGAATATCATCCGTGGACGGTGCTTTCTCCAACTCGCCGAGTAATTGGGCATACTTAGCATCTGTCTGCGCCAGTTCAACATCCGATACATCCGTTACAAGGCGCATCAGAATATCCCGCTGCTCTTTCCATTTCATGGAAGAGAAATACTGCGGATTGGCCAGCATCTTGAACATATCCTCGCTCTGTGCCAGACTGGAAATATATTCTTTGAAATCAGCTTCACTTTTTGGATAACCGTCAATCTCAAATGAATTGACATTTCCCTGCAATGCAACAGTATCAGTACCACGTTTCTTAACCCAATTCTGCTTCTGAACCTTTGAAAGTTCCACTTCTTTCCCATCAACGTCAATAACTCCCACAACCTTAATTTCTACATTATCAATGCGGTTTCCGTCCTTATCTAATGGTCGAACATTAAACTTTTCCTCTCCGGCACTGTTTTTATTGAAAAGCAGCCATGTAAACGCATCGAAGATTGTTGTCTTTCCTGCGGCGTTCTGTCCTTTAATACTTGTCTTATTAGAGAAATTCACATCAAGGCTCTTAATTCCCTTGAAATTCTCCATATGTAATGATCTAATTTTCAGTTTCATTTTCCTTCTCCTTCCACTCTTTATATTTTTTAAGTGCCTCTTCAAAGCATGCTTCATCGTCAATATATCCAAGAGCTGACTCTATAATTTTTGAATTAATAGTTGTTCCCTTTTTCCCCATCAGCTCAATGTCTCTTTGGTGCTCATTTGCAATAATGGCACATGCTGTATGAACTTTCGTCCTGCATGCAACCAGATCTGCATATTCTTCAACGGAAATTGTAACGGTATTTTCTGCCATCTTAATTTTCCTCCTCTAATACATTGATTTTGCTTACAGACACCTCGTATGCTGTTCTCTGTTCTTCTGTTCCATCTTCATATTTCTTAATATATCCGCGGCTCTGAATGCGTCCATTGATCTCAATATGAGTTCCTACTTCCAACTGACCAACAAATCTTGCATTTCTACCCCAAACAACACATGGGATATAATCTGATTTTCCGTAGGAACGATTGACTGCGATTAATAAATCTGCAATTTCTCTTCCAAGCGGAGTTTTCCTGTAAATCGGTTCTTTGCATACATATCCGTCAAGCTGGATTTTGTTCAAATCTGTATGCTCTCCCGTATTCGCTTTTTCAATTTCACAGACGAATACATATAATAACAGACGATTTCTCTTTTCCTCATGTTTGTTATAAGAACTATACACACCGGAAACATTAACGGCAGTGCCCGTGTATTTATCATTCAGATTGATTAATCTCTCTGAAATAATTAATGGGATAATATCAGCCGTCCCACTTAATCTATCCACTTTGAGGTGCATATTATAAAATCCCTCTCCAAACACCTCATGGTTAAATTCCGGCTCTGTGATAATCGTTCCTGTAAGTTCCACTTTATTGTTTTCTGCTCTCATATTTGAATTTCTCCTTTTCTTGTGCTAAAATAGGCGCAAATAGCTTATGCTATTGCTTGAACTGGAATCATTCAGCTTTGGTCGGTTCGGATGATTCCTTTTCTTTGCTGTAATCAGTGTCAAATGTGATATAGGTAATACCGTCATCGTCATCAGACTCACTTCTGTAATCGTAATCTACAATCTCTTCTGTATACTCCTGCCACTCCCCATCTATTTTTGTTCCTATATAAATAAGAAGTAATCCAATCAATACAGGTATAGCAGTGACCGGATACTCCGTTGCATCAATGCAGATGCAAAACAGAAAAACAACGGTGCCGATCATTTCAATTACCTTTGCTAACTTCTTCATAGGCACCTCACTCCTGCCACTTATAGGAACCGTTGACAATCTCCTCACCATACAAGGAAACAAAATCTGTTATTAATGCGATAAACTCTGAATTTGTCGGCTTTCCTTTTTCCACTGAAACCGTGTGACCAAAAATTTTGTTGATTGCATTTGTATTGCCATTTGTCCAAGTAACTTCAATTGCGTGCCGGATTGATCTTTCTACTCTCCAGACTGTATCGCTGTTTTCTTCTGCAATTTCAGTGTAAAGTCCTTTAATAATGTGGATAAGTTTGCTTCTATTTTCAAGACATTTCTCAACCGCACTGATTATGTAACCGTAACCCTTAAGGCTATGTTTTACGCCGATCTGATCTAATGTCTTTCTTAAAGCAATGTTCATTTGTCTATCCATGAATACCTCCTGTTAATCCTTTCCAACTCCGTATCTGATTGCCATTTCCTTCACAATAGCTGTATATCCCTCGATCAACTTCTTATCCTCTGCAATAATATCCACATAGGATAATTTGTCCCTGGTTGATTTACAGATACCCTCGTCAGCCATTCTCCTGCGCTTGTTAGTCAGCCGCTGCTTCAGATTTACACCCATTCGCTTTGACAACAGTTCGTAGCTTTCGGCTCTTACTTGGCTGTATGCCTGCCCGCCACCAAGTTCCATGCTGATCTTTCTTAAAATATTTCCAGTATCATCACGCCATGATGTTGTATCAAGTGCAACCACTTCTCGGATGCTCTCAACTCTCCGTTCCACATGGTTCAGTTGTTCCGCCTGCCGTTTCTGTTCCAGTTCCATTTTTGCCTGTCCATCAGCAATGGCATAAAACATTTGCATTTGTGGCGAAAGCTGTGAACGGTTGATTGCCATTTCTTTTGCCTTATCCTCAAGCGTTGCAAAATAATCTCTTGCAAGTTCACCTTTATGGTTTTTCTGGGTCATGGATAGCTTTCTAGCAAACTTGGAAGTCAATTTAAAATCTTCTCTCTTTTTAGTTCCAACTCCCGACTCGTACTCAAGTACGAACCGAGTAAAATCAATGTTTTCTTCTGCGAACTCGTTTTCAGTAATGTTTGTCTTGCACCACTTTGAATAATTGCTTGGGTTCAGCTCCAAGAAAGAATATAGCTTGCTTGCTGTAGTCATTCCGTTTTCATCGACACCAAGTGCAATTTCGATTGGTGTCTGCATTTTGGTTGTTTCTAAATTGTTCATTCATTCTTCTCCTTTCCGGATTTTTGCAATAAAAAATCCAACTACCGCTTGATAGTTGGAAAATACTGGTTGTCTCTATTTTGCTTTGTTGATACAATTAATGTACGGCGGCGGCCATCATGAAAGGAACTGTTATCATGAAAATCGTTAGTATACTTATCTCATTATTGGTATGGCGTGTTACCGGTTACGACTTCTTCATAATTCTAACCGTAACATCCATGACAATCGACCTATACAAAGGAATTAAAAAAGTACAAAAGAGATTAAATAAAATACTAAAGATGATGCGGAAAATAAAGCAATAATGTAACTCATTTCCTGCCGCCGTCGCATATTAATTGTATCAACTGATTTCCTGTGTTACAAACACATTTAATCTGCAAATTCCGACAAATTTCTCAACTATCAATATCTTGTTTTCTATTCTTCTGTTTTTGAGTTCCCAGTCTCTTCTACTGGCTGATTTTTTGAAACGCTTGCTGAACCCTCAACCATGCCAAGAACGTAGCCTTTCTGAAAGTCGTTCATTTTCGGAATGGCTTCTTTGAGTTTTTCAACAACTTTCTTTTCCTGTTCGCTCACCGTATCACTCCTTTCTGCCGAACTTTTAATGTTGTTTTTGTTCGGTATGCGTATAATATATCACGCTTTCAGAACTATGTCAACATGTTTTTGTTTCGTTTGCGAACTTTTTCTATTTACAATTCTGTTTGCGTATGTTATAGTTCTATGTAGAAAGAGAGGTGAGATTATGAATGAGCGAATGAAAGAACTTCGCAAGGCTATGGGAAAAAGCCAAGAAGAATTTGGAAAGATTCTCGGAATAACCAAGTCTGGTGTCTCTGATATTGAATCAGGACGCAGAAACGTAACAGAACAACATATAATCATGTTACGAAATGAAAATGTCAATGAAGATTGGTTACGAACTGGAAACGGCGAAATGTTTATCCCAGAAACCAAAGACGAGCAGATTTCAAAGATGCTCGCAGACGTACTTAAATGTGAAGATTCAGATTTTAAAAAACGTTTGATCGTGGCGTTATCGAAAATGGATGATACCGGATGGAATGCATTGGAAAAATTCATTGATTCAATCACAAGTCAGAAGTAAAGAAAAGCCAAGGGCAATGCGCAAACCCTTGGCTTTCTTTTACTTTAATAGTTCTTTTATAAACGTTAAGATAGCTCTAAGCCACCTCTCATTATCGCAATGAGCGACCAATTCATAAATTTTTTCCTTGTAAAATTCGTTTACGTTTTCATTCTCAACCTCATTTTCCCCCATCTTATTCTCCTCCAATCATTCCGCACTTCCGATAGCGATACACAAATTATAGAACTTATGTTCGATATCGTCAACCCCATTTGACAAATTGCTACAAATTACAAACTCGTTTGTAGTTGAGGGACAAGAAAACGCCTTATCCCGCCCCTCAGCCAGAACTTGAAGTGCCCTTATCGGACAATTTTATTTTACAAATTTTCCCGCAAACATTCAATTTCTTTCGGTCGCAAGTTTCGACAGGTAAATTTCTTATTGTCACAGAATGTCGATTGATTAGTTTAAATTTTGTTAAAAAATTAATTACTGGTTGAAAATTATGCATCTGCCAGTTATCTGTGATGAATTTTAAGTGCATAATTTTCCTTTCTGCCCGTAGGCTTGTTATTTAAAAGAGCCGGCTACACAACACATGGTCATGTAATCGGCTCTTAGGCTCTTGATTTTATTATATTTAATTTTTAATGCAGTTTTTTTACAGCTTAGGTGCGATCTTTACCATATTTAACCATTCCTGCACATTAAGATTTGAACCTGAGTTCTGATAAGTACTGAGTGTACCAGTCTGTCCCGGTCCGAAAGTGCCACCACTCGTTACCTGTAAAGTTGATGCACCGCCGGATACCGCAGGAACTCTGACTCGTCCCATGACATAGTTAGATGTTGTATTTGTTATAAAAACTTCACGAAACCCATTTGCGTTTGAACTGAAAGTGACAAGACCTGTAATAAGATAATACCCATCATCCGGGACAGTGAAATACTGCACGACAGGAGTCTGATCATTATAATTTGTCATAGTATTGGATAAGCTAGATACATTATTTTTGGCATCCGCCTTTTTTAAATATGTGTCTGGAATGTTATTACCATCATAATCTGCACTAGCACGGGCAACACGTACAGCAGGATATGTACCGTCAGTTTTATCAGCATAAATATCGACAACATTATCATTTTGCACATTAAATTGGGGAAACAATGTACCGACAAATCCAGACCAGTCTTTTGCTAATACTTTTAGAAAATATTTATTGGCTAAACCGCTGTTTAACGATGATATCGCCCCGGTACAAGTACCATTCCCAATCTTAGAAATGTCTGTCGTTCCAAGCATTTTATAGAGATACCGCACATTCTTGAACATCTGTGACACCTTTGCAAAAATTGAAGAGTGTTTTTCGCCGCTTGATAATTTTGATACAGTCGTCCACGCTGACGCTGATCCGTCTGCCACATCACTACTCGTAAAAGTTGCTGTATTCTCTGCTGTATCTCCACCGGTTGCCACTGCACCGACGTTTTCTGCTGTGAGTTCTACATTGCCCCTACGGAAAGAATCTTCATTTACACCTTTGATTCCGGTAACTGGAGTTCCGGCCAGCACGTCCCACTTTTCATCTGATGTTTTATAAATATTGGCACCTGCCGGAATTACATTCCCGGCTCCCTCTTTAAAATCATCCGTGGTTGTAAATTCGTCTGAAATATTGAACATCCACCCTGTGCTAACATCCGCAAGTGCCGGAAGATCTGCAAATGCAACTGTTCCTCTCGGCTGCAATCCGCCCTTAATAGCTTCAGACACATCTTTTACCTGTTCAAAATAATACTTCGCATTGTCAGAATCCTCGCCCTCTCTGCTCCCGGTACCACCAACGGCATAACTCTGTGCCTTGGTTGCACTTTCTTCTGCAGATTCCGCTTTACCGATGATCTCCGCAGCCTTTTGAGTTGCAATATCTGCTTTTTCGGCTGCTGTATCAGCTGACTGACTGGCGGACGATGCTTTCTCCGTGGCTGTGGCGGATGATTCACTGGCGGATGTCTCACTGACTTTTGCGTTGCTTTCGGATGCCGCTGCCGCCGTAGCTGACTTCGCTGCCGCTGTCTCGGACGCCTTGGCATTGTCCTCTGATTTTTTTGCCGCTGTTTCACTGGCTTTTGCGGCATTCTCACTTGCTTTGGCGTTTATTTCAGACATTGCCGCTGCCTGCTGGCTTGACTCTGCCTTTGCTACTTCCACCTTAATTTTTGCAAGATAGTTTGGCTCCAAGTGTTTTTCCTCGATGCTACCCTCTTTGACGATGGCAGACACTTTTCCATCCTTATCAATATAAAAAGCTACCGTATCAGAATTAAGGAACTCATACTGTGTAATCAGTGCCGACAGGTCTATGTACTGCTTCGTACCATCGATCAGAGTCAAAATAATCTGCTGTGTAGTCGGGTTATAATCGAAGTTGATCGCGATCTTCTCCATCTGCGTATCGATCATAACTTTGGAACCGTTCTTTTTCGTGATTGTGATAATTCCCGTCGATTCCTCGAATGTCACGTCTGCAACAAGAGTTGCTACCTCTGTTTTCGTGGCTTTTGTGGTATCAAGAGTGATTACACGATCATCAATAACGCCAATAGCTGCGTCCATTTTGTTAAGATTGCTTTCATTAAGCGGTGTTTCATCACTCGGGTAATTCTCCCAATTAATAGCACTATGCGCTTTGTTCATGGTCCTCACTCTCCCTTTCCTTTGCAAGCTTCATCTGCTCCCGTTCGGCTATAACATGTCTGTTTGCTTCTTCCTTAATCTGCTGCAGAATATCCTTAAACACTAGGTACTTAGCTTCGATTGGGACATCCTCACACAAATTTGCATAATTTATAATGTCGTTTTCAAATTCCCGAATTTTTGCATTTATCATAGATTTTCCACCTTTTCCTTTAACTGTTCTATCTCGTCATGCTGCAACTGCACTGTGGCAACCAGATCAGCAATCAGTTCCGTATATTTCAGTCCGTAATACTTTTTCCCATTGCTGTCTGAAAACGTTTTTGGACAAATATTCCACCCTTTTTCCGCTTTTTTCAAAACATCCTGTGCAATAAATCCATGATGGAACCCATCTTTTTCGAAATTATAACGATACGATTTTGCTCTTAAAGAATAAATAAACTCAGATGATTGCTTTTTGCTTAAATCTAAAATTGTGTTTTTTATTCTTTTGTCAGATCCATTAATTACTCCACCTCTGAATCCACCTACTCCGGTATCTCCGTCTAAATGGATCATCATGTGGTCATTATCGTTTGCGCCTTTATTTAGTGAGATATGATTATATTGAACGACACATTGATGGTTTGGACTTTCAAGCGTCCCTTCCACTGTTCGAAATCCATCCGTTCCCATCTGTACAAGTGTTCCACTGCGTTTAAATTCAATAAGGTTTTCTACAGACTCTTCCGCTTGAATATGCATATATCCCCCGGTCATTTCCATAGAACCTTTTAATTCAAGCAGTTTTGCTTTAATTTTGATACCCTCGGCTGACTGGTTGATTTCTGAAATGACGCTGTCTTTTGATACTTTCAAGCTGATCTGCTTTGATGACTGCGTAATCGTACTGGACGCACTCGATGAAAGCTGCTTAAATTTCTTTATCAGAGTCCATTTGTATTTTCCACTGCTTATTCCACCATCTGGTTCGCAACCATAAAACTTTCCAGTATTCTGATCCAAAAAACTGTGTCCAGAATAATACGAAGATGCAGGGTATGTATCTTGTGGATTCCCGAAACCACAATGTGTAACGTCATAATCTTCGGTATCCCATACTGTTAAAGAAGCACTGACTTCTGACCGTATCTTAGTTGCGGTCACCTCTATCTCTCCGGACAAATCGCCCTCTGCTTCGCTTGCTCTCGTAACTTCCGCTGTAATCTTGTCCTCATTAATTTTAATAGCTGCTGCAAGTTCAACTTCCTGCCCCTGTGCTCTTTTTACTTCTGCTGTAATACTGCTCGCATTTTGCGTGATTCTCGATGATAAACCATCCGTTGTATTTTTAACTTCTGTGCGAATTTCGGTTGCGGTCTGCGTGATCTGTGACTGCAATCCCTTCTCAACATCAGTTATCGTGCTCTGTGTCTTTTCAATGGTTCGCTCCAACACATTGCTCTTGCCTTTGAGCTTTAAAATACTTTTCTGTATTCCGTTCGCCCCGTTTGTCCGGTACTCTTCCCCATCCGCTTCCAAATCATCACGCAAAGCCTGTATACCTTTCAGGGTTCTTTTCAGAATATAGGACTCAATCAGTTCATATCTGGTCGGCAGCCGCACTGCATCCCCGACCTCAAGACACGGATTTCCTTTGCAGTCCGCTGTAAACGGGCGGTAAACAATCCCTCTGATCTTGGAAAGGATATTTTTTGCAATGCCTTTCAGTTCTTTTGTGCCTTTGCCATATACAAGAAAATTATCCTCGATCACATAGGCATTGTCTCCGGTACCCACAATCACACCGATATCATTCTTCTGCTCCCGGATCTGTAACTTATTGATTGTTTTAACAAGAAAATCTTCATACTCAGCCGTTATATATAAATCCTTCCCGATACGGTTGCTTTTCGGATCTCTTGGATACAAATTATCCGCCGGATAAAGATCATTCCTTGGATATAATCCCTGTATCTCCTGTTCCAGGTAAATATAATGAAACTTCCCGTCGCGCCCCATGTGCCCCATACAGCCATTGAGCTCACAAATACAGGACAACACTTCCTTGCCGCTCATAGATTCGCCTATGGTGCTCGATTCCTCTGTATCAGAACTTGTCTCACTGGATGGCGTGACTGCAACTGTTTTTTCAATAGACATGCCGTCATTAACCAGTATAATGTCAGCCTGCTCAATCCCGAAGTGCTTAAAAAAGCTGTCCCGGAATTGCTTCATTGTGACCGGATCATAAACTGTAACAGTCGTAGTTTTTCCATCTTTATCTTTCTGCTGCTCTTTATGGGATGGAAAGACAGTGTTGTACCATGCTGCCACATCTGCATTTAAAATGTCATAAAGGGCATCATATGCAACCACATCACGGCACGTCCTGTCTGCCGTGGGAGTATCAGAATCAACCTTATATCGTCCGAACTGGAGTGGGACATCTGTATGTCCATCAAGGGACATTCTTACCGTCATCCATCTGCCCTTCATTGGCAAAAATGTATTTGACACCGTAAATTTAATCATGGCAGCTTCACACGAACCAAACGTCAATTCCTGTTCTGAACACAAACTTTCGGTCAATTCGAATTTTTCTTGGTGTAGCTCTGTATTTGTGATATTGATTTTTCCATCATCAGATACGATGGATAATTGCTTATCGACCGTATCTTTTTTGAACAAGTCGCCATATTTATAATTAACCACCATACACACCCCCTATGAAAGCAAGTCGAACTGAATTGTAACGAATTATCCCATCATATGTTCCGTATATCGTAGGCTGAAAATCTGCCATATAGCCATACTGCGTCACATAATCGTCATATTCCGGGATATACGCTGTGATATAGCAGGCTCTCCCTGTCGCATTTGTGAACTGGCTTCTAATATTGTTTAAAACCTCATTGAAAGTCTTATTTGTCAGCATAGCTGTGGTTTCAAATTCGACCTTTAACGCCTTTAACTCCACGGCATTTCTATGCAGATAGCCGTTGGCGTCTGTATAATCGTCCAAATCCTGCATGTTGACATATGGACTGTATGTTTCTGCTTTCATAAACGACATTGGCACTATGTAATTTCCAATCTTTAACAGCCATCCGCTGTATGCCATGCGACCACCTCCAATCAAGTTACTCTTTCAGATTTACAAATACGAACACCGCCATCATCACTTAAAAATAAGATTTCAGTTTTTCCGTCCGGCAGAATATCCGCCACAAGGCAATTATTCGGATTTCCTATTGGTGTCCGGTTTTCCGAGCACTTACCCCAGTCTATTGGTTTATATTTTTTCATGGCTATTCTCCTGAAAATAGGTATGAATACTTTGAAGAAGATTATCATTTATCGCTAATGGAAGATGGTAATTACTTATTGGTGGAAAATGCGACAATACAGAAAATATAAGAGGAAGCGCAGAGATGCGCTTCTTTTTTGATTTATTTAGCACCTATCATACACGGTAGGTGCTATTTTTATAGGTTAATTCCATTTCCTCTTCTTTAAAATCTTTATAGCTTTTGTAAAGAGTAACGCAACCTTTTTGACCGTTTTTTGCAGTAAAAACATAACCGCCCAATGGTAAATCTCTACCAACAAGATATCCTCCAGATGGATAAATCCCTTTTTCTTTGTCGTACATACATTCTTCTCCTTTAGTTTATTATTCTATTTATCTGCTCTTCCAGTAAAATATACCTCTGCATAATCGTATTTTCCATAACAATCAAGCTGCCCCGAAATAGTTTTCCCAGGTTTAATCTCATTGTCTGAATCTGTAATATATGTGCTGTTATAATTTACCACATTATTATTACTGTCAAAAAATATTGCATACACGCTTACAAAAAGTGCCGGATTTTCGCTGTTATTGGTCACGGATACAGTAACGTTTTCATCATTAAATGTCTGTTCAACGGATAAATCATTTACAACCGGTTTATAATATGGGTTTTCGTCATAATCTAATGTGTAATCCACCTTGTCAATTCCGGACACACTATCAAAATAGAAAACGCCAATAGATGTTTCCCCTGCTCCCAATACATCAATGCTCATGTCGGCGGCTCCTATTGAATTCCCACTTGAATCTTTGGCTATAGCGTTCCCAGAAATTGCGACATTCGTGTTTGAATTATTTGTTACAATCAAAAAATCTAATGTGTCTCCTATTGTGTTTTCGTACAGATACTCTTTTACCAAAAAATCAGAATCAGAAACTTCTTCTCTTGTCGCTTCCTTGTTATCTACCGTACTAATAGAAGAAACTTTTTTATTTTGCTCGGTAGAATCAGCAACTGCATCGTTGTTTTCTCCGTTTCCGCCAAATGTGGCAATCAACAGGATTATAACTATAACCACCGCAACAAACCACTTTGTTGCCCCACCCTGCTTTTTTTTGCAATTAGGGCAAATTTTTGCTTTAGCTGGAATCTCCGTCTGACAGTATTTGCATAATTTTGTTTCACTTTTTTCATTCATAGCTTTTCCTCCCACCACTTGTAATAAAATAATTCTAGCACAAGTGGCGGTATTTGTCATTAAAATATTGGAACTGGATTTCTCTGTGTTCTTCTTGCTTCACTCTTCCATTGCTTAACTGTACTGTCATATATTACCTTGCCGTCTAATTCAACTTTAATTCCGCTGTTTTCACTTGTATTCTGTGCGATTTGTGACAGATATGGTGTCAATGCTTCTGATACTGCGCTTTTTACTCCTGCTTTAATTCCTTCTACGATTTGGCTGTTATTCGCAACCGCTGTATTTCCATTGCTAAACTGCCCGACCATTTCTCCGTGATTTGCAAAAAATAAACCATCTTCCGGGAAGCCTCCGGTTGCAAATGTTGGTATTTTCCCGAGGTTAATATTGCCAGCTTGAATTATTTCTTTTCCACCAATATTTACAGAATCCCATGAAAAAGACAGTTTTGAATTAAGCCACGTTGCAAAATTATTCCATACCTGCTTAATTCCTGCAACAGCATTATCAAATGCCTGCTTCAATCCGTCAGAAATGCCACTGAATGTCCATTTGTCTTTCGTAAAATACGGTGCGACATGATTTGTCCACCAAGAACCAATTCCAGATGTACTCCACCAGTTACTAAATTCGTCCCATTTTTCAGAAAGACCTTTTTTCATTCCGTCTCCCTGTTCATCCCATTTTTCTTTTGTAAACCAAGGTTTTACATGATTTTCCCACCAGTTATATATTCCTGTCTTTTGCCACCAATCGGAAAACTCATCCCATTTAGCAGATAATCCCTCTTTTATTCCATTTCCTACTTCCATCCACTTTTCTTTTGTGAACCACGGGAAAATATTCTCCTGAATGTAAGTTAAGGCTTCATTCCACTTTTCTTCTATTTTACCTTTTATTTCTCCTATTTCTGTCTGTATTGAAAGCTTTTTTTCTCCCCAATATTCCTTTACATTTTCCCACCATAAAGAAATATCATTTTGAGTAGTTGTCAATTTGTTATGAACTGGAAGTTCTACATTCAATCCCCACCATTCTTTGACATTGTCTTTGAACTCGGAAATCTTCTCTTGTAAATTTGGAAGAACAACATCTGCTCGTAAATCTACATCATCTAATCCGTTTATATTCTTCCATTCATCTATCCACGCCTTTAGATCAAAGCTGTCAGGTACATTTAATTTATTAGGCATATTATCATTGAACTCATTTAATGCTTTTTGGAAATCATCTAATGATTTGTAATCTTCCTTTTTAGGCAGATTTTTGACAAATTCATCAACATTCATTCCATTTCCAATGCCTAATTTGTCCATCACAGTATCATGGCTCAAAACTCCACCGCCATATGCATTAATCCATTCAAATGGATTAAGAAGTTGTTTAAAACTTTCCTGAAGATATTGCAGAAAACCGCCTTTTTCATACGCTTTTTTTAAATTATTAACATCTTTTTTTATGCTATCTTTTCCAACCGTAAAAGATAACGTTGCCACTACTACAGCAAGTGAAATAGGAATTGCATAAGAGAGCAATGATTTTACCGCCGTTGAACCAAAAGCGGCTGTGAATTTCGCTCCTATTAATTTCCCAATAGTCTCCTTGAGAAGTTTCCCTGTTAACAGTTTGCCTGCAAGTTTCAGAGCAAACGCTCCGAGAAGAATTTCAACTGTCTCAATATCAATGTTTGAAAGAAAATCTTTTACGCCTTTCCAAACATCAGACCACTTGATATTTTCAATCATGGTCTTAATTGTCTTGTAAACTCCCTGTACCCAAGTATTTATATCTTCTGCAAGTGCTTTAAAATCAAATGTTTTGAAGAATTTATTTATTCCCTCTGCCAGTGATTTTCCAAGGTTTGACCAGTCAAATGTCTGACCAAAGGAAAGTGTGGCATAAATCGCCGTATTCAGTGCCCCGGCAATCGTTTTTCCTACATTTCCAAACAATCTCGGATTGATAAGACCATTGAGGAAATCTGCCAAGCCTTTGCCGAAGTTTCTTGCCTTGGAATAAATCTTATCCCAGTTGATAGACTCCATAGCTTTTGATAAGGCATCACTGATGTATTTTCCAAGTTGTTTCAGATTTTTAATATCACTTTCGTAATTTTTAAAAATAGTATCTGTCTTGACAAGTTTACCGCCACTGGCACCGCCTGATGCGCCACCGCCGCCGGAACCGCCCGAACCTTTTTTGCCAGAACCATCATTTGTTGTAATCAGTTTCAATTCATCAAACTGACGGACACCCTTATTCATCTTGTCAATGTTCTTTGCCGCCTGTCCTGTGCTGTCCGCAACATCGCCTGCGCTCTCTGCCGCATCTGAAAAACTATCTGCAAGACCTGCACCGGAATCCTCATATTTCCATCCGAAGATTGCGCCTAAAGCGTTTGTAACCTTTGTAACAAAGCTGATAACAACCAGTAAAACGGAATTGAGTGCTTTTACGAATGGTTTAAAAGCATTGATTAATGCCCCACCAATAACACTGCCAAGCTGTTCAAATGACTGTTTTAAAATTCTGATCTGGTTCGCCCATGAATCAGCAGTACGCGCAAAGTCTCCCTGCGCTGTCTGCGTATTGGCAAGGACATACTGATACCGGAGCATTGTCTTTTCAGCCTGAGACATAGACTCGATATCAGAATCTAATCCCTGTTTCATCGCCCACTCTTTAAGGGTTGCCTGTGTAAGATCAAGACCGTAATCTCTTAATGGACGTGTCTGTCCGGTAAATATTGCAGCTAAATCCTGCGACACAACATCCTGATCTACGTCATACAAAGAAGCCATATCAGCAGTTAATTTTGTTAAATTTAAAGACACATCAGCCATGGAATCAGACAGACCAATATAGCCATCTGTCTGTTTGTTCAAGAACTCATTGGCTTTCTTTATCAAATTGCTGTCAATTCCCATGGCTGTTCCCATTGCTTGGAATCGGCTTGCCGTCTGTTTCAGTGTCAGTTCTGACATACCGAACTGACGTATAGAGTCCTGTGCAAATTCATTGACTTTCTTTGACATGTCCCCAAAAGTAACATCAACAACGTTCTGAACCTCTGTTAATGCGGATGATATGTCGATTGCATTTTTTATTCCCCTGATCGCTCCGTACAGACCAAGATAAATCCCCATAGAGGACAAAATCTGTCTTGTGAATGACTTGAGTCCGATCAATGCTTTCCCTGTGGATGCCTTAAATCCAAGGAAAGAACCGGAAAGACTACTGATGCTGGTATTTAACCCAGAAATTGCTCCACCAGACCTGTTGGAAAGATTGCCGAGTGCCTGCGTCATCTTAATGATATTCGAAGATACATTTGGCGCTTTTGAAAGCGTCTCAAACAGGTATTTGAGGTTGTCAGCAAGCAAAGGTATATTAGTCACCGCGCGACCGCTTGCAACGCTTCCAAGCCTTGATATGGACGTTACAAGATTACTCATGTTGGTCATATCAAAATTCAATGCACCTATCTTGTTCATTTGACGTACAAAGTTTTGTAACTGCGCAGATAAAGCCGGTAAATTCTTTGTCGCCTGTGTAGATGCCTTGCCACCGATTTTTGACAACGCAGACACCATGCTTATGAGTCCGCTTGTATCAACAGCCTTAACACTTGCTATTCCAGATGCAAGATCTCTCACAGCAGAAGATATTCCGTGGATAGAATTTGCATCAACACCAGAAAATTTATTGAGTGCCCGCACCATTGATGTGATTTCCGAAGATTTACCACCTTTGAATCCGGTAGCCGCATCGGAAATGCTTCTGATTCCGCTTGCAATATTTGAAAGTTTTGCAGTGTCAAACGATATGCTTTCCCGGAGCCTATTCATGCTGTTTACAAGGCTTTCTATGGAATTACTTGCTTTTGCAGAGTCAGCTTTGATTTTTATTTGTAATTCATCAATGTCTGCCATATATGCACCAACTTTCTATGCAAAATAAAAAGACGGTAGGCTGTGACACCTTACCGTCCTTGATCTACTCTTTTAATTTTTCTCTTGTAACCGGTCCGCATTTCTTATCTACTGTAATTCCGACTTTTTTCTGGAATGTTCCAATACCGGTCGCCGTATCATTTCCAAGAATACCGTCCACATTACTGTTTCCCTTTTTATCTTTTTCATCCAGGCATCCGTGATAAATAAGCTCCGTCTGAAGCCATCTCACATCATCCCCTCTCATGCAAGGGAATTTTTTCTTTAAAATCCTTGCAGGTTCCGGGTATGGGTTTAAATGATCTTTTACATTTTTTCTAGGGTTTCCGCTTGTCACAATCGCTGTATGACCTTTTGTTTTTGTGACAATAACATCTCCATTGTAAAGAACCATTCCTGCCGCATAACCTCCAATGTCATCAAACATGCCACTAGAAAGAAGTACAGATTTTTCATTTGCTGTGGTGAAATTTCCAACATCTTTTCCAGTTGCATGAATAATGCATGCACGTACCGTTGTGCCGCAATCTGCTTCTGTTTTTACTTTTGAATTAATACCATATTTGACAATTCCAAGCCGGTGTCCCTGACAGTAGCCAATATTATCATTATTGCACGCTGTAATCATTGATTCTGCCAGTTTATCCGCCATATCTTTTGTTTTTGGCCTTAACACATACCATCCTTTTTTATGAACATAAAAGTTTTGCATACTTACTTCTGTTCCGGTCTGATCTCCCGGTCTCCCACCGGTCAATTTCCCATTTTCATCATGTCTTGCAGACCCAATTCTAATTGACATATTTATACCTCCAAGTTCTTTTCTGGTTTTGGATGGCTCAACTCATAGTTTGACTGCATAATTTTGAGCTTTGCCACAAATAGCTCTCTCTGTTTCTTAATTTCTTCTTCCGTCATTTCTGAATCATCTTTCCCTTGTTGCTCATTGATTGGTTTTTTAATATACTTTGATCTTGCTTTTCGTCCGGCAAAGCAATGTTCTACTGCCACCGATACCGCAGACAATCCATATGTTCCAAACCACATCCACATCTCATTGTCTCTTTGCTTTTTATCTAAGTTGTAAGCATCCGCATAAGGCTGTAAATCAGCCGGGCAGGACGCGTCTATATCATGCACGGTAAATCCATACCCTTTAGTGACTAAAAGCCAAAACGGGCGGATTTCCGTGCAATACGTTTCCCATGTAAGCTCTCTCTGTTCTTCTACTTTTTCCTCGGAGTTTTCTTCTCCGCTTCTTTCTGCTCTGCTTTGAGCAGTTTTGATAAAAAACCGTTTTCAAGCAGCTCCGCTAAAAGTGCATTGTAAAGTACCTGAACATCTGCATCTTCTCCGTCAAAGTAATCATCCAGCATGGCATATACTTTTCCAAGCTGCTGTTCCTTTTCTCCCTCATTGTCCGGATTGTATCCAAGTTCCTCTTTGTGAAACTTCTGCGCGCCTACAAGGATTAACTCTGGAAGAAATAAAAGGATTTCGTCAACCGCTTCAATATCTTCCATCTGGTCTAATTTTGCTACTTTCTTGATAATTCCGCTTTTCACGGTTGCTTCATATCCAAACTTGATCTGTAATTCTTTCTCGCCAAATTTTAATTTTGTCATTTTCTTTCCCTTTCTCCCTCTCATATAGGGAAAGGGCAGTCCGAAGACCGCCCTGTTCTTTTAAATTGTTTCTTCAAGCTCTGGCTCGGTTGTCTGGTTATCGTCAGCCGATCCAACCGAACTATTCGACTGACGTGTTATTCCCCCGGTGTAAAAGCTACAGCGGTGTCCATGCCCTTGTATTCTTCAATGGTAAGATTCATTTCAACCGTCAAAAGTTCGTTCTGACCAATCTCCGGCTGTGGAATCTGCTCTGGCGGCTGAGCCACAACAAAAAACGCGTCGGTAAATCCCGGGATAATAGTTTCAAACCACATTCTTTTCCCGCCGGAAAGCGCCTTATACGCCGTGATAAGTGCTTCCCACTCTTCCTTTGTGGCATCCGTAAGGTTTACCGTGATAGGGAAAGAGCCACCGGTATCTGCGCGACCCTTTACATATCTGGTAATAGCATCTTCTAATGCAGATGCGTCAATCTGTTCCGGCTCAATGTTAATACCGCCGATTGCGTTAATTCTTGTAAGCTGTTTAAACGATGTAGGCTTTGTTCCGGCTGTCGCTTCTGTGCCATAGCCAAACGTAATTCCTAACGTAGACAATCCTGCTTCTGCCATTTTTACCTCTCTTTCTACCGCCAAATAATGCGGTTATCGGGCGCATCTTTTTGCACCCGGTGCATAAAAAATAGAGCCTTTCGGCTCTTTTACATCAATCTGTCGTTGGCTCCGATTATCCGCCGGAACCTTGCAACGCTTCTAAATTTTTTTTCACTGTCATTTTTAAACTCCGGCATTGCTGTAATTTGAAATCGCATCTGTTTAAAGGCATCAGCTAAAATAGCCATAATCCCTTTTGCATCGCTCTGCTTTGTGTTTGTAATGACGTCAACCTGTATTGTTTCCTGCACCGCATTTACGGATGTGCCCTCTAAATCTGCCCCACGTTCAAGCCCCGGCATCTCATGGATGTAAATAGTCGGGAAAACAGGGTCTTTATCAAGGTTCTTTTCAACCGTTGTAAATGCAGTGTCAAAATTCATGCTTTTGTATTTTTTCTTGAGTTTTGGTTTGGCTATCGTTGCAACATTGGAGAAAATGTTTGTTTCAAGATCAAATACCCACTGGTTGTCTGCCATTATCCAAACACCTCCTTCGCTGTCTGTGTAACAATCTGCCGCAACTCATTCGCGGTCAGATACATGAATGGTCGGCTTGGCATTCCCTCTGTAAACCACCAATCGCCATTGTCGTCCTGATAAAACCATCCATATCTTCCATCTGAAATCTGATGTATAGTTTTTCCACTTGCGTACTGCCACGAAACACCTTCCGGCAGTTTCCCAGGATAAGGACTTTGCTGTCCCACAATTCCGGTTCCAAACTCAACAAATGCGGCGTGGTCTGTACCGGCTATTACCGCCCATATCCCGCCGCCCTTAGTGCTTCCTTCATATTCCGCATGAACACTTGAAATCAGTTCCGATGTAAATATTGCGTCAAGGTCAGCAATTTGCACTCTGGCAATCTCTACGCCCTTTTCCGCAAGTTTTTCTGCTAATAGCTGACATTTATATGTCAAGCTGTTTTGATAGGCTCTAAGCTCTCGTATGGCTTTCTGAATAGACTTTTCAGACAAGCTCATGGTGATTACTTTCTTTCCCATTCAGCACCTACTTTACATTTTTTTGCAATAAAAACAAATCAACCGTCAATCCCTCGTCTGCAACACCTTTTACGATGTAATCAGCCGAATTTTCATCAACGATTGTATTCTCTTCATCTTTGTACCTTACATCTGACCGTTTCCATACCAAGGAGCCGACGCTCAATGGAAGTTTCCCTTTGTCCTCGACAATCTGAACAAAGTTTGTGGAATTGTCAACGCCAAACTCTTTTATAAGTGCTTCACTCAACTTATTGCTGATTGAAGAATAAAAAACCACAGGCTTCTCATAACCTGTGGTATACTCTCCGGTTGTTTTCGGTATTTTGTTTCCATCCTCATCAAGGTAATAAATTACATTTCCATCAGAATCCGTGTACGAAGAATATTCGATGTTACCATCATCATCCGTCACATATACCGGCACCTTGCCGCTTTGCTGCGAATAACTCATTTTTTGCTTATTGATCTCAAGCATTTCACTTCACATCCTTGCCGAACCGTTTCCACAGCTCAGAAAGCTTTTCCCATCCATACATTGCGACAAACGCAACAATAAATCCTGCAATAATAGCTGCCAAGATCATATACCATAAAATTGATGTCTGGATGTACTGCATGTATGCCACAAACGCAGCGACCGTGATTCCGATAGAAAGAACAAATACCAAAATGTCCGTTGGAATCTTAGAAAATACGCCTACACCTTTGATTACCTGTGTTACCACAGACACAACAAATGCCAGCGCACCAATGATTGCCAGAATAATTGTCATATTTGCAATTACAGACTGTATAATATCCATGATTAAACCTCCTTGTCATCATTAAGACGGGTTTCTATTCCGTCAATTCTGTGATGAGCCGATTTCACACTTTCCTCCACCTTTATGATTCTGTTGTCATGAGAATTTATTTCTTTTCGCATCTCAGATACTTCATTTTTGATCTCGGTCGTGTTGTTTGAAATGGCATCCAACTTCATGTTAATGCGTGTGTTCTCCCGCACGCGCTCTTCAAGATCCGTGTTGTCTGTCCTTTTGTTGCTCTTCAAGCCCATAAAGACGGAAAAACCAAGCGACAGCACGCTTATAATGATTGCTGTTGATATTTCAATCGTCAAATCATATACCGCCTTTCATTTTTTATGGCACACCGCCCACCACCGCTCAATGTGTGCCGCCTGCTACGTTTTGCCAACATCGGCAAAACGTAACGCACAATCTTCTAAACTCCTCGAAATCGATGAGTTATAATGATTTTACAAACGGAAATACACAGACAAACAAGCTTTCCCTGTCTTTCCAGCTACGGCTCACTCCGTTTTCTGAATAGCTTGCCATATAGGCTTCTCCTGCCTGTGAATGGTCGTACACGGCTAAATTGACGATTACATCCTCAAACTGTTTCAAGTCTTCGGATATTTTTTCATCCGTGTAGCTTTCCGGGTAATTCCGCTTGCTTACCACTTCATTTCTTGCCTGCTTGATAAGCTGTTCGATGTAAGGATTATCTTCTTTCTGGTCGAACACGACAACATCAGAAGTAACACCATCTTCGTCCGTAACGGTTTCAATATGAAATTGTTTCAGTCTGATTTTGACCTGCTCTAATGTTGTATATTCGTCCATTCTTCCCTACCTATAATCCAAACTGCTCGATCAAAATGCGTTTCAGTTCCGCTCCACTGATTTCTTCTGCACCCTCGATCCCATGTTCAGCGGCAAGTGCCTGTAAATCAGCAGTGCTCATTCTGTTAATCTCTGTCTTGGTGTACTCGCCAGAAGATTTCTCTCCCGGAACAATGTCCGGGATTTCATCTCCTGCTTTATACCATCTTCCATTGCGCTTTACTGTATATTCAGCAATCATACCGCACCTCCTACGCAACTTTCATGACAACAACGCTGTCCATGCCCTCAAAAGTAGGCAATCCGATCATTGACACAATGCAATGCGTGTTGATCGGATGATTTGTTGCGTATGTATATACCGAAATGCCGGTTTCTACAATAGAAAGGTTTCCGTCTGTTAAACTTCCGCTTCTCTCTTCCGGTGTCTTTCCAAAGACATAATCTCCAAGGTACACGCCGGATGACTGCGCTGAAATAACTCCTGTAGGAATAAAATATTTGGTAGCACCGTCTGCAGGGTCGATGCAAAGTTTGTCGTAAACTTCAATCTCGATGCCGTATCCTCTAAGATACTCTGTAACCTGCCCCTGCTGTAAGCGAATACCGCCATTGTAAGCAATAATTCCAAGCACCTGTTTCTTTGTGTCCTCCGCCTTAAGGACCATTTCCCATGTTTCTGTATTCATGCTAAAGCGTGCAAGGGAATATCCTGTTTTCTTTGCAAACTCACGTTTAATCTCGATAAGGTCGTCAAGTGGCGTTGCTGTTTCTGGTGCAGACCATTTATCAGTATCGCTTCCGGAAATATCCTTGTAATGATCTCTCTTGTGCGCCACTCCATTGTCCGAAGTATAATCAACATAGAAGCTCTTGCCACCAATTGTTACCTGTACTCTTGGAATACCATCAGATGGTGCTAATAACTGCCAAATCTGGCGTTCCGGCACTACTCTTGCGCCCTCAATCAGCATCATCGGTTTTTTGCTGATTTCTCTAAGCACCTGGTTTGCCATGTTGGAATTTTCTGCCGACTGGTAATTTGCATACTCCTGCTCTTCACGCTCTGTTACCATGTAAGATTCACGGTAGAAAGGCATCTCGTTCTGAATATCCGAAAATCCACCGACATCTCTTAACTCTGCCTGCGCATCAAAATTGGATGCCTTTAAGGATACCGGAAGACCGTTTTTCCCTTTGATAAATCTAAGTTCAAGGCTGTCCTGTTTTCTGGTTCCAAATTTCTGTCTACCTAAGTAAGGTGCAGAACCAAGCGTTTTTTTATAATTATTCCACATAACCCCAAGACTTCTTGCGGTAAATGCTTCTGCTAATGGTAATGCCATTCTCTAATACCTCCATTTTTTAATCAAAAAAAGTAACACGCGGTGTTGCTGCTTTTGCAGTTGCTTCCACGGTCACTCCGTTCGCTGTTACCTTTGCGCTGTCAATAGAACCCTGATATACATAAGTTCCAGGCGCATCTCCCATTGTTACGTCAACATCTTCCAGAAGATACCCTTTGCAAGATTCGTCATTGCTTGGGAACGGTGTCCCTGCCTTTGCAATCTTCTTTCCGTTTGCATCGGCACTTGACACCATTGTCTGCGGAACGATACACGCCGCACCCTCATAAGGAAAGAATTTTAAAATTCCTTTACTCTGTGTAAAGTCTCTTTCAATCGGTTTTCCCATAATTTACCTCCTATAAAACATAATGGTCTTTGGCTTCTGCACTTTCTGCAGGTTTGCCAAAACTGATTTTTTCTGCGTTCTCTACGTCCGCAGTTTTTTTATTTTCTCCACCTGCAGTACCGCCGCCCGGATTTTCAGAATTATTTGCAATCTCCTGTTCCTTTGCCTGCGCTGCCGCGGTTTCCTTTTCGGCTGTAATCTTTCCAAGAGCGTCATAATCAAGGCTTCCATTATCCTTGACAACGGATTTTGCCTGCTCTGCATTGATTTTTAACTTTTCCATCAATGCTTCGCGCTGATCTCTGATGGCGTTTTTTTTCTGCATATCTGCGATCTGCTGATTTGCTGTCTCTAACGCCTTGTTTGCTTTTTCAAGTTCCGTGAGGTTTCCTGCTTCCATTTCATCCAGCTTTTTCTGCAACTCATCTGCGCTGTCTGCCTTTGCCTTAAGCTCTGCTGCTTTTGCCTGTTCTCTCTGTACGGCACTGCCGTAATCAGCAATGATTTTTTCAACATTTTCCTCACTGATACCCATTGCAATTAACTCTTCTCTTTTCATTGATTACCTCCGATATGTCTTTACGAATTTTTGCGGTGCAACGACACCGAATGACACTGTTGATTTTTACGCTCACAACTTTGCGAATTTTTATAAAATAAAAACAGCCACCGATTACTCGGTAGCTGTCTTATTTTGCTGTTTATTTAATTGGTTTACAATTTCCTGTGCTTTTTGTTCCTGCTCTTCTGCATTATCAATTGTTTTCCACAACGCATCTATATATGGCTTAGACAAGAGGAATGTCTTTTCAGCATCTCCCCAAAGCCCCACCGTTTTAATGGCAATAAGAGGATGTATGCCGCACTCTAAAAGCTGATATAGTGTTTGCGACTTTGTATACATATTGTCTTGCGGGCTATGATTGATTTGCACATCAAAATCCCTCATTGACAATTTCAAATCATTGTCCTTAACGCGTATTACATTTAAGACAACTTTTGCAAGTCTCTTCTCTGCCGATTTCACAATTGGGTCTTTTAATTTTGCTCTTGTCTTTGAAAAATCCCATCCAGCCCTTAATGATACTGCTCCTTGTGTATCTCCTCCAGAGTTTTGGGACTCTCTGTTTGGTATTGCTAATATTGCCAAGGCATTGTCCCACAAATCATCTTTTGCCACCTGACACTGGCTCTGATTTAGTTCCTGCGTCATAATCTCAACATCGGCTTTGTTATCCTTGTTATTGGACTTTACCGTCAAAGCATGGCTCATTTTCATCTCTTCAAACGTTTTTTGGTCGATTTCACAGTTCACAAACTTAACCCAGTACTGAACAAACTGCTCAATTCCATCCATTCTGTTTGACTGCATATTGTTTATGGCATCCAAAATACCTATGACAAGCTCAATATCAGAAATTCTCTCATGATTATTTGGAAACTCAACAATAGGTATACTTCCAAATGCATGCAATTTCCATTCAGAAACTACTCCGTTTTGAAGTTTACATGAATAGTTGTCCGTATAGCACAGTTTGTACCATCTTCCATCTTCGTCTTTAAGCTCCTGCACCGCAACCACCGGTTCTTCCGTGCTCCGATTATAAATAACACACGTATTCATTGGAGTAGGCGCAACAATTTGAAATGGTATTTCTCCATTTGCAAATCTTACCGCCTTAAAAGATGTTCCGGTTGCTGACTGCCACTCTCCTGCTTTAATGTCTTTTTCCTGTTTATTCGCATCCACAAGATAGTCATTCAGCGCATCCACTGCCCGATTAATTTCATCATCATCTTTTCGACTGATAAACTGTATTGGCTCGCCATATGTCTGTCCTACTTTGAACTGAACAATCTCATACGCATGATTTTCTACTATTTTGTTTGTAATATCAGCATTTTGTACCTTTAATCGGTATAAAATCGGCTGATCTCCTTTGTAATACCGCCATAGGTATTCTATGATGGTTTTGTTGTAATAATAATTTCCGATGCAGTCTCCAACCACCTTGACAATATTGTCTTTTGTGATAGTTTCAACATCAGTATATAAAATTTTTCGCCCATAACATCCCTTAACAAGGTCTTGGAGAGATTTATTATTCATAATTGGCTCCTAAATAAACGTCATCCCACTGGATGTTGACCGGATTGTAAGAGATTTTAATTTCGTCTTTCCATTCTCCGGATAAAAAACAACTTTCTTGTGGCATTTCCTACATTCCACAGAAATGTTCATTGTTGAACGCCCATCGTGTGTGGCAACTTTTCTTCCGCAACGCGGGCAATATATTGTTTTTGGTGTATATACCATAAAATCCTCTTTTCTTTTCAAAAGAAAAAGCACCGGAGATTTCTCTTCGATGCTCTTTCAATGGGGGATGGTAAAGTGTTCAACTATTTGTTGACTTCTTCGATTATAACTATATCAGAAAAAAACCGGACATATCGGACAACTTTACTCTTTCATAAATCTATCGAACGCTTTTCTCACGCTGTCTTCTGTGTTATTGCCTCCTATTTGGTCGGCAACCTTATTCCAAGATTGATTTTCTAAAAATCTAAGGTTAATTATTCTTCTAATTCTGCTATCTTTTATATTTGCAATAAACTCTTCTACTTCATTTGTTTTTTCAAGAAGTTCGTTTTCCAAAATTTCGAGGGTGGTTTTTCTGGAATATAACAAGGTTTTTTTGTGCCTATATTCTGGCAATGGTATTCCTTCTATTTTAAAATGTTGGTTTCCACCATTTCCGCCAGAAACGCTATCAATAACCGTTCCTTCCTGTTCAATTTTTTCTATGTATTTTTCAAGCTTTTTAATTTTATTCCTTACTTCTTTTACTTCTTCTCTTAAATCTAAGTATTGATTTAAAATATCTTTGTTTACCATATCAATACCTCCTAAACGGATTTACTGCCGCTTCTACTTTGGCTACGTTATTTCCATTTGTCACTCTAAGCGCAAAGTTTGAAAATACATCCGGCACATCATCCAACTGCTTTTTACCGGACACTGAATATCTCTTGAGAAGAGACATCATTACTCCATATGGATCATTTGGCTTATATAATGATGGGTCTTTAAATATAACGTGCTGCAATATCCAGTTTGAGCACTGAAAAATCCTTGCTTCCTTATTTGTCTCCGTCGGTGTATCTGTGATATTGCATATCCATCCTTTGGCTTCCACTCGCTTGTTTACTTCCATTGCGACACGGTCTCCGCCGGCGTTTCTCTCAAATTCACATTCCTGCACTTTGTTGTTTGTCAAAACATTTGCTGCATTTTCATACTGCATCTCATAATCTGCCGTGTTATCGCAAACACAATCTACACAGTAGTAATCCTCTCCGTATTTTTGCAATACCGGCAAAACAAAGTAATCCGTTCCTTTTCCCTTTGTATCGCATTGACCGGTTACAATTTCTGGTTCTCCATGTGGCAAATTAAGATACCGACGTATTTTATCTTCCGGAAATAGCAATCCCTCTCGCTCAATCGGTTCCTGTTTGTAAAGGCATCTATATGATATGTCGTCCATCAATAATTGTTGATCTTCAAAAAACTCTTTTGTAAAACCGGAAAACTCATATTCAAAATTGCTTTCTCCTGTAACTGGGTCTACATCTGGTACCGCAATAACCTTTACTCTCGGATTGCCCTCGTACATATTTTGGATGCGCCCTATAACGTCGTGTACGCTCCATCTTGTGGCAATATGTATTTCCTTGCAGTTCTTACCGTCCGTGTCCTGTATCTTTCTCTGGCGGGCATCTACGGCATATTTATCCCATAATTTATCAAGGATAATAGGATTCATTGCTTCTTCGATACCGCCTATCATATCGTCAACCAGTAAAAACTTAGAAGCCCTTACTTTACCTGCATTCTTACTACCAACAGACGTACATTGTACGGATGGAAACGATTTGTACTTCCCGACATTAAACTGCTCCATCTTTGCATTTGTGCTTGTCACTGAAAGATCCGGAAAAATTTCATTCCATGTATACTCTTCCGCGTTTGTAACGATATCGTACACGCCGTCGTAATACATTCTGGTAATATCTCCGCTGTGCGAATAAAAAAGACTGAAATCTCTCGGAAACCATCCGGCAACAAGTGCGTGAAACATTTTTTCTACCGTTGTTTTTCCTGCTCCCGGAACAAGGGATACGCACAGGATGTCATATTTATCATCAATCATGCCTTGTAAAGCCTGTGTAAGCCCTATTTTGAGAAATTGATTTCTTCTTGGCATATAAAACCGTTCTTTAGGCTCTCTTTTATTTTCCAAATACTGGAAAGCACTATCCACAACTTTGTTTTGCGCTTCCAAAAGCAAAATCCCGTAATATTTGTCCAGAATTTCATAAGATATCTTGTTTTGGAATGAATATTTCTCTAAATCCCATGGTGTGCCACCTGTAGATTGAAAGATAAACTGCTCCGTCAGTTCTTTCGATCTGGCAGAAACCTTTAATCCATACTCAACATCCTTTTCCGTCAGAATGGCTACCCTTGCCGCTTCTGCCATGGCATCCATAACCTGTTCATCAATGCCATGCACCTGTATGTAATTTTCATATCCATTTACTGTGGAAATTAGGCTTGAACTTGCCAAAAGAAAAGCACCTCCGCAAAAGCAGAAGTGCCTTAAGACCTCTGCCAATAATTTTTGTTGGTTAGCGACTAACTCCATTTGTTAGCCGGTAATATCATCTAATCAATATCCGCAATACTTTCTACAAAGCAGTTATAATAGAGATTTCTGATATTTTCACAATATCTCCCTAAATTCTTGCAACTACGTGTTCTTTTGCAATTTCTTCTTTTTCCGGGTCGTAAATAACCGAACCGTTTTTATCAGTCTTATACTTATCAAATTCACAAGAAATTTTTATGTATGGGTATCTCAATGGCGTGCAGTCAGCATGGAAATCAATATTATACACTCCCTTTTGCCATTTTCCGTTAGCATAAATCTTTGTGTAACCGCCTTTTCTAGTTTTGATTATGATTTTTGAACGTGTTTTCTTCATTTCCAATGCACCTTGAACCCTTTCGCCGTATAATTACCAACTGCCTGTTTCAGCTCTTCCTTGCTTTTATATTCCTCTCGAAGCATGATTGCTACCTTGTTCTTCTCAATGGCGTATATGCCGCAGGTAACCGCTTTGCTCGCCGTATCAAGAACTGCTTTGTACTGTTTGCTGTTCATCTCGTATGTGCTGTTATTGATATTGACAATCATGCTTCATACACTCCTTCTCTTCCTTATGAGTTTGCATCAACATTTTTTAGATATTCAATGAAACTCATTTCAGCCCCCTCGCATGTTAAACCTTCAATAGGATTTTTGTGATAGTTTTCACGAAAATACCTCAATGCCTGTTCTTTTTCTTTTTCTGAATAAGAGTCCCATTTTGATATCTTAGATTTGTTTTTGAAAAATTCGCAATCGTGTTCTTTATAAGCAAATCCTACTGGAGGAATATACTTTTCTGGATGGTTACAAAATTCTATCGTTTTTTTCAAAAATTCATTCCATTCAATTCCAAAATAAGCACATTCATAGCATGTCATTCTTCCACCAACTTTCTACCACACATCGGGCAAAATTCAATTTCCATTGCTATCGCTACGTTCATTCCATTGCTACAACATTTAGCATACTGTGGACATTTATCAATATGGCATTGAATAACATTTATATAGCCCAATTTTTTGATTTTAAATTCTCCATATGCAGTTTTATATGATTCTTTCCCATTGCAAAAATCACACATTTTCAACACCTATCCCTGCATCTGTGATAAATAACTTTTCCTCTTACATTCGCTTCATATGCTCTTCCAAGTGACCGAACAAACAGATATTTCTTTTTCTCACAATCCATATAATCCAAGGAATTCATATATGGCTCCAATTCGTTTGAAAGCTGTTCCACAAAATCCTTGATATGCTTGAATGCCTTAATTGCCTGTTCTTGTATAAACAAAACTATTGCTTTCCATGTATCAATTACTTTTACGGCATACTCAAGAATCATTTCTCCTAATTTTCGATACCATAATTTGAACTCGACAACCATATATCCTTGCAATTCAATAACTTTTTTCTGATCTTCTGACACATTAAGATCCATACTCACACCTCAACACCATCGCATTTTACATAAGAACCAAGACCTTTAATGTAATGGCTTCTCGTATCTTCAATATTTCTGCAATCTATGACTTTCCCCTCGTCAATACACTCTTGCAAGTATTTGCATTTATCGCATTTCTTATCTTTCTCAATGCGCGGTGTAGGATCTGCTTTTTGCTTTTTCTTGAATATTTTTTTAATAATTTTCCATAATCTCATTTCCGCACCTCAATCAAAACGTCAATCAGTTCTTCCAGTTCTTTTTCTGTCTTTTCTTTTGGAGTTTTTCTAAATCTTGTGGAAACATATTCCAAAATGGCTTTTATCTTCAAACATTCTCCTGGACAAGGAATATAATCATTTGGTCTCGCAGTTTCTTTGCAGATATACTCTGCATTTTCCATGCCAAGACAGGATAAACGACCGGAATATATGGGTAATGCACTGCATTTGAATAATTCAGCCTTAATCACTAAATGTTCTTTGTCGTATTCAAAATTCTTATCATGTGCCTTTAATTTTTCTTTGATTTCATCAAGAAACTCAACGCATTGCTTTGTTGAATAGCCAACATAAACAAATTCAAAATACATACTCACACCCCATTTTGCGTAAAAAATACCAACCATCGAATAGCGGCACAAGGAATCGAACCTTGTCATACCAAACCATGCCAACCGCTTTCAAATCTGCAATTTCTATTCACGGAAGGGTTTTATGTTACCAATGATACCGCTTACCATCCATACATCTTCCATCGACCTGAACTATTGCAGTAGTGCCAGACTAAGTGAAGATAAGGAATTGATGTGGCGTGGATTTGCACCACGCAGGAGTGTACAATCTGGTCATCTATGTTGTCGGTTTCAACCAATTCTCTACGACAATTCCGTTTACCTATTCCGTCACACATCAACACCCAATTTTGTTCGGGCAAACGCAGTGTGTAGGATTCGAACCTACAAGGCGAATAAACGCCCGACCGGATAGCAACCGGCTCCAATTCCATTATGGGAACACTGCATCTTGATGGTGCGATTTCTTAAACAACCCATCCATTACAACTGTCTACCACGCACCTGCCAAACAGTGTTTTTAGGGAGTTGAGTGAAATAGGGAAGAGAGGAATCGAACCTCTATTGTTTACCACTTGGAAACTGATTTACAGTCAGCCGCAACACCGCCAATCGTTGCCGCTTCCCCAAAATGCGCGGACACCTCACTCCATATCTCTGTACGCGACCGCGCTACGCATACAGTATCAGATCAGCTCGGCACCATCGGAACGGAAGGATTCGAACCTTCAATCCGGCTCTCGTTGTTGTTTTCCGTGTACACGCCACTTTTACCAATTAAGCTACGTTCCGAAACCGCCATCAGACGGTTAGCAATAATGTTTATCGTGCCATGCGTTGCACTAGGCATACAAAATGCCGATTACAGCCAAACCATAGAGCGCATGCAAGCAAACAGCATAATTTGACCGCTTAGACAGGCAAGGATTCGAACCTTGCATTATCGGCTTCAGAAAAGGTGTGGTTGCTGACTACGGATGATCGCCCGTCTGCCACTTGGCAACACTCTTACCGATAGGTTTCTTTACCTGCAATACCCATTCTGCCACTGCCTAACTATATGGGGGAATTATATCTTTGACAGCTCAGGCACCGTGGGATAGGCACCCGAACTATCAATAGGAATCCGCCTGTATTGCTCGTCAGCAAATTACGGGACAACCATCATCCAACACCAAGCGGTCTTCCGCCTTGCCGTACTTCGCGGCAAACGCCACCGGACGGTCTCGCACCGTCCTTAACAGAAACGTCCTAGTGGCGAAAGGATGTGTCATGAAAAACACCAAGAAGGAGAATTTACGGAATGGATCGTTAAACCCATTCCTCCATCGGAACGGCAGGAATTGAACCTGCGACCGCTCGGATATAAGCCGAGTGCTCTGCCAACTGAACTACGTTCCGCTACGGCATATTAAAATGCCGCAATGTAGGATTTTTATCTTGTAAGCAACTCTTACAAGTTGCCAGTAATTTAAAATTTTGTTTAGCTATACTGGATGCTCCGATTTCTCACTCTGGTGCTCTGCGTCGCTATCCAGATTGAGTAAATCTCCGGTGCTGTCCGGTTCCTTTGATTTTGTTATATGTATTCTTTCCTCTGCACAAATGATAGGCAGCTGAAAGCAAATACCAAATATTGGACTATAAAACATTCTGTTACCTCCACATCAGAAACATGTTCAGCAACAGTAACATCACAAGTACCCATAATGCAATTGCTGTTTCTTTGTCTTTGGATTCTCTGCCAGATACAAATAGTATCAGCATAAAAATAACATCCAGCGTCGATATAATCGTTTTAATAATTACCATGGTTGTTTTCCTCTCACAAGTTTCTTTAGCAGGATTCGAACCTGCGAATACTGGAATCAAAATCCAGTGCCTTACCGCTTGGCGATAGCGCTATATTAACACTACTTTTCCGGCATGTAATAGACCATGTTATCAAATACAGTTATTCCCATACAAGGATCATTCATCTCAACGCATCTGATCGATATGTTTTTAGATACTGCAAACATTTCGGCCACCTGTTGTTTATCCATGTTTGTGCTAATAACTTGAAAAGCCGAAAATGCCTTGTGCATATCAGAGAATACTTCTTTTTCTCTACCTAAATTTGCATACGTCCCAATGGTAAACGTTTTTCCATCAACCATAGCAGTTATCATTCCATGATTTGCTGTGAATACCGCTCGGTCAAAATCAAGCGAAACGTCTTTGCTTTGTGATACTACTCTCATACTTTTCCATCCAATCTCTTTTTGTTTTTGAGGATATTTAAAGGACTTAGTAGTGCTGATTTTCTCAACCTATCAAACCCCCTCCCCCTCCATGCCGAATCATGCTTTGAACATTGATAAATTGTTTGAATTGTTCGTACAATTCTCTGTTTGTGTTCTAACTATTCGTTAAACCTAAGTTTCTTAAACTGTTTAAACGAAAGTATGCGGCTCAAGGTGCTTAAACACTGGGCTTTAAATTGTTTGAATTGTCTATCACGATTTCACCATTATCTGGGCTTGAATTGTCAAAGTTGTCCGGCAATCTCGCACAATTCCCGCCTCCCAGTTTGGGGAGCTCCGAAGCTGTCAATGCTCTTGCTCTGGCTCCCTGGTCTCTTACGCCGGGCATATTAAAGCCGCAATACTTGTTGAGTGACGGCATGTAACACATGGGATTGTTTTTCCCGGAGATCTGTAAACCTACAAGACTTTCTTCCCGCATTTGGTCAATCTTTTTGCAAATGTCGGAGCCTGATGAGCCTAGCTGCACGCCATTGACCCAGCCATTTAATGTATCTCTATGTATTCCGGTAAAGAATGTAAACCCAACAATATTCACTACTTTCTCGTAGTCATTACACAGGTCTATATATATATCTAATACCTCGTTAACCTTATCTGTATCATAGGCATTATTAATATTATTATCATCCTTTAGGTACTTTGGGTTAACTTTAAATACATTCTCATAGACATATTTACAACAGTTATACCATCTGTTCTGCGATACTTTACATATATCCTCTACATGTCTCTCTTCCATCCAGAGATTTATATACATGTCAATATCACTTTTAAAAACATCAACTGTATTATTTACTTCCTGCGTTTCAACTGCTGACATGATCGACATCTCCTCTCTCCAGTACTGGAATAATTAAAATAAAAAATGCAACTGATACAATCAGATCATGATGATCTCGACTGTACCGGCTGCATGAAGTCCGTTTCTTTCGGGACCTCGACGGCTGCCGCCGCCCGTTGCCCGAATGCTTTTTAATTTAATAAAACAATATCATTCTATCATTTTCTTGTCAAGGTATATTTTAAAATTAAATTTTAAGCCTGTATATTATATATATTATTTATATAAATATACTGCCTTATTTATAATATATATTTTTAATATTACAAGAGAGAATATAATCTTTCTCTAACTCTAGTGTCTATCTCTACGTTGCAAAAATGTTGCAATTTGTTGCAGAGGTGTTGCATTGCAACAAAACTAATACTATTCTATCATTTTGCCTTGTCTGTAATAAAATTATCACTCTTGAAATTTTGTGAAAATTTAACAAAGATTTTCTACGTTTTAAACAAAAAAAGACAGCTATATTTCAAGCTGTCAAATTATCAATACTCATTTCAATTATTCAATTTCAAACCCTACCAGCTCCCACTGATCCGGTTCTCCGTCCTCATCGTAAGATACAGGATCGTTAATTTCTTTAACTCTAAAACTCGGTGTATCTTCATCCAGCGCCGCGCCTGTACTGTCACATTTCCATGCTTCCATCGTCTCGCCGTTGCTTGTGTCGTGATCTACTGCGATCATTCCTAACTCTTCAACCTTGAAAATTTCTACTGCAAAATGTCCTTCCATCTGTCCTAACTCTTTTAAAATTTTCAACATAGCTTTTTCCTCTTTTCTTTCTTCTCTGGATGTGCTATATTCAAATAGCACACATTTCACTTGGTATAGTTTTTGTGTGTCGGGCTGGATTTTCTCCAGCCCTTTCTTTTAATTGTCTTCAATTCCTTTTTGAGTATCATCGATCAGCTGATCGACCATCTTTTCCGCTTTTTCATAATCCTTAGATTTTAAAACTTCCTTTAAATCTTTCAGATCCTGCAAAAGTCTTCTTAAGTAACTTTTAAATACACTCATATCTTCGCTCATTTTTCTCCTTTCCGGCTTTCGCCTATTGCCTTTCGACAATATTATAATAACATTAAAATATAATTTTGTCAACACTAATTTTAGTGTTTTAAAAAAATCTTATTTTTTCTTCATCAGTCGGAACGATTTCCAATACATCCGACGGCTGACATCTTAAAATAATGCAGATCGTGTTAAGCGTGTCTGTAGTGATTCCCTTCCCTTTTCTCAAATTCTGCATAGTCGCTTCACTCATTATCTTCTCTTTTCTCATCCGAGTAGAAGTGTATCCGTGTTTTGAAAGTTCTTTTAATACATCTATTTTATAATTAAACATTTTTTCACCTCACATTTTTTATTTACTACATTATATATAGAATCACTCTAAAAATCAACATGAAAATATTTTACAAGAACACTCTTTTTAGTGTTGACATGCACTAATATTAGTGTTATTATAATCTCAACAGGAAAACAAAGAACACAGAAACGGAGGACAAACAAATGATCTATAGAATTAAAATTGAAGGAAAAGAGTACAACGACAATTACACATTTACACCAGACGAAGGGAACATTCTTGACGAGCTGGAGGCGATCATCGAAGAAATGAAAGCCGGAAGAATTGATAAAGTAGAAATTGAGAGGGAGGCGTAAACATGAGAACGTACGAACAGGATTTAAAAGAACTTAATATTTCAGCAGAAGAATTTAATAACATAATTTCGCACATTTACGATAAAACAGCCGATGAAATGGCGGTACTCGCTAAGGCGATTAAAAGTGGCGCTCGTGTTCTACCAGCTGCAAAAAGAGCATTTGAAAGAGTTCTTGCAATGCGATCTGAAGAACGCCGGGAAGCGTTCGAAATTTATTACAGCGATTTAAACACGATGTGTTTTAACTGTAAAAAGTGCGGTACGGATTGCAATGGTACAACTTGCAAGGTTTACACTGGTTGCGCAATGAAAAATTAAGTCGAAACGGCGGAAGCTGCCGCCGTCTGCAGGAACTGCCCTACCTGCACCGATGAGACAGGGCGCATGATGAAAGGATGGTTGATTTTATGAAGATGATGACACTTGAAGAAGCGAAAGAATACACACGCCAAAAACTGGCGCCATATTATGACCCTGAAAAAATAGAAAATATAGTTAATCAATATGTTTCCGTGGCGCGTCCGGGTGTTGTCTTAGTTAGAAATAAAAATGTAGGACTTATGGAACTGTATCTATAATTAGCCGCCGCAGAGAATGCACGCCGGAACCACTGCCGGCGGCGGTTCTACCCGTAAGGGAATATTATTTTTTTAGGAGGATTTATAAATGACTTATCCGAACGGAGCACAGACAGTTTTTCAAGTCACATGCATGGGAAGTGTTTATAGCGTTGAAGATGGATTTTTCAGAAATGACGGCAAAGGAACGGACTTTAAAACGTTCGACGATGCTTGGGAAGTTTTCAAAACGCTTCCAGAATGGGAGCAAAATGCTGCGGAAATAGAGGAATTTTAAGCCGGAATCATCCCGGCTTTTTCCAGTGTCCGGATATATTGCAACTTGACAAGATATACGCCCGGTCATATAATGCGCTTAAGTGAACACGTATAAGCCATTTTAAGGCTTGCGCAAGGCTATGCAGTGCTTTTATATATTTACAACGCGAAACGTCTGTAAATCGTTTTTACGACGTTGCAAGCCTGTAAACACTGTGTTCATCTTGCCGCGTTGGCATCCGGCAGCATGTCAGACAATGCCGGCCTGCTGATCACAGCGATGTGCACTATCCCGGCAGCCCGCCGGGGTGTGAAAATTCTGATTTCTGATCTCAAAATCGAGCCGTTTTCCAAGAAGAAAAAATTCAAAAGTTGAAAAATGAGATTCCAACTGCGAAAAGACATTATGCACAGTAAATTATTATGCGTCATTTCACAACTTGTGAAATTTGACTAATTCGCTCTCTTCTCTTTCTCTGGCTATCAGTCTGTTTCTGTTTTTTCTGTGATTTTGTTGTTCTTGTTCCCATTCGAAAATTCCTCATTCACTTTCTGGTTGCGTGATTTGTAATTTACAATCTTTACATCTGTGTTCAATTCATCCGGCATCTTCCCGACGATCAACACTGTATGCGGTTGCAGCCTGTCTGTCATTACTTTGAATCCCTCGCAAAACTCAATCCGAGCTGCCTTTGCCCGCACTCTTCCATTTGTGCATACAGCAATCACACCACCCTTACTGTACCCGGCAAAACAAAGATCATAATTGTCTTTGTCCGGGATGCCTACGGACGGTATAACACGGATCCCGTTCAGCAGCATATAATGTGCAAGCGCATGGTTCCGGTACACGTTATATAGATTCAAAGCAAACGGCATACCACAATCGCCTGTAGCAATACTAAAATCCGGCATACAGACCGAATGGAAACACTTCAAGTGTTCCATGTATTTATCCGGGTTATTCCACAGTCTTTGAAACTTTGAATCGTCAATATAAAAATTCACATTTAATTTTCTATGACCTTTTATCTTTTGTGAAAAGCTCTCTCCAAAATCTATGGAGTCCTCCGGCAAATAATCCAAGCTGCATGCCGGGACAATCGGGATCTGATATTTTTCATCAAGCTCCGCTCCATAGATCATATATTCTTTCATAACATCAAAAGATGTATGACATCCATTGTACAATACTATCACCCCAAAAACATTTTACTATTTTTCTTCTTGACAAACAACTTCTTTTGTGAAAAGCAAAGAACGTGCGGCGTAATCACTTCTGCTTAGTTCATTTATCAGCTTTTCCCTTGTCATTTCCGGGTTTGTTCTGTGAATATACCGCAGCAATTCATCTATTTTGTCCACTATGCTGCCCTCCAATCAATGTTTGACATCAGATCATCCAAAAGATAAATCAAATCAGTACCGTACAGGCTTATCCAGTCCGCGAGATACTCTTCCTGCTCAATCGGCATATGAATGTTATAGGAAAAACAAAAGCAATGGCAAAGCTCATGGGCTAGTATTTTGCGCAAATAACCATTTTTCGGTTTATCTGAAACATATATAGCCCTGTTGTTCCAATCTGTCACAGCAAGGCTGATAGAGCCATCAGATCGCATCAGCTTACTGCTTGCACCGCGGACAAATTTTATTTCCCATTCAATACCATTTATCACAAACATATTTACCTCCAAAAAAAGAAACCACCAGCCAAATATCAGCCAGTGATTTCTAAATTTAAAGTTATTCTTCTTGCTCTTCAACCAACAAATAATTAATGTACCTTGTTGCTGTTCCAGCAAGTTCTTTGCTGTAGTCTAGCAAGTCCATCTTGTACTCCGGTTTATGCCCATATGTGACTGTATAGAACTTTTCCACAAGTTCTAAGTTATGTAAGTCAGACAATTCCACAAGAATTTTGTGATATAAAAATTTTCTCGTCCATCCGAACCGGTCACAGATAATTTTGAGTTTCCAGTTATTTTTATTAAACCATTTACCACTTTCTATCTTTTTTACGATGCTCCAGTGTGCAAACGGGTCTTTCTCCGGAATTTCAGCCTGCGGATTTTTCAGAGCCTGTTCCATGTCGTGGAAGCGATTGATGTATTGAGCCGTGAAAGCCGTTCCCTTAACTCCGGTCAGCTTGTGGGCGATAAATTCACAGCCTTTCTTGGTAATGTCATAGCATGGGCGTTCTTTTCCTTGCTCGTCCTTATAGGTGCTTTCTCTGAAGAAATCAGCCACATCAATTTTGATTTTACCTGTAATATTGTTTTGTTCCATCTGTTTACAGTACCTTTTGATATCTCGTAACATGTTTGCGTGTGTCTTTTCGACCATTTCCGCAACTTCCATGCTGGTTAGAGTTTGCTCTAATTGTTTCATCTGAATATCGTTCATCAGCAAATCCCCCATTTCTGTTTAAATGAAAGTATCGTGTTCAAAATAAACTGCAAAAATTTTTCGTCCTGTATGCTCTGGATTTCTGTAATTAACTGCTCTTTCATCTCGCACCGCCTTTCTTGTCAGATGCAAGGTTACTTGTAAAAATCCACACACATCTTAAAAAGTGTTCGCTGAGTAAATTCAGATTTTTGGTAATTTCTTCAATATACAGTTCTCTCATAATAATCTACCTTTCTTTCAAAAAATACTTGATTTTCCGCAAGGAAATGATAGAATATATTTATCAGTCCTTGCGGATTGGTGTTTTAAGAGTAACTTCTACTTGTCTATGGTGTAAGTTACTCTTTTTCCTTGCCTAAAAGTAAATGAATACCTCTGCGAATTGCTTCTGCTCTTGTAATGTTATTTTCAATGCAATATTTATCTAACTCGCTTGTGGTTTTATCGTCAAGCCTAACTTTTACATCATTGCTTTTCGGATTATTTATTTTAGGTCTGCCTGTTCTTGGACTCATTTTTACCACCTCACTTATTGAGTTCCACAATCTCATTATATTTATTGGAACTCATAATGTCAATACCTTTTTAAAGATTTTTCCTGCCTTTCGTTTGCTGTTTGACAACCATTCCAAAAAGCGGTATAATCCATGTATCAACCGCTTTTGGTGGCTGTAAGTGTAAGAGTAACCGTTACTTGTCTAGGGCTTCGGTTGCTCTTATTTCGTTATAGACCTTATCAATCCCTTTCATTACTACATCATATTGTGTCATTCCGGTTTTTTCACAGCAATATAGAAGTTTTTCTCTATCTTCTTCTGTTGCTCTTACTTTTATAATGTTATTTTTGGGATTATCTGTCGGTCTGCCTGTTCTTGGTGACACTGTTTCATCTCCTTTCTTTTGGGTACACATAAATATTAATATATGAGTACACAAAAGTCAATACCTTTTTGAAAAATTCCCAAATCCACAAATCACTAGCTGATATTCAGTTGTCAATGTTCAAACAAACAGGGGCATTCCTGCCCCTGCCATTACATTTTGGAAACAAGCGTTGACAGCTTGCTTTTTGTCATTGTGCGCTCTTCCGGTGTCATGTCGGAGATAAGTTCCGCCATATCCTCCGAAAGCTCTTTCATATATTTTTCAAGGTCATGCATCTTTGCGTCCTTGTCCTCCGGCGTATTGCCCTTGTGAAGCTCTTTGCTTTCCATGTAGCTTCTACGGCTCATGCCGCTTTTGCCCTCTCTGCGATCACGCATTCCACCATCTTGTGTCATTTTAGGCTCGGTATAATACATTCTGCCGGAAGAAAGATCCATATCACGGTCGTGTTCCATTTCCCGGTACATTTCCGGTGTCATGTGCCAGTATGGAGGTTCTTCATATCCGCGGCGCGTACCTCTTCCTTTTGGCGCAAATCTGCCGTCTGCATACCGGTAACGGTCATAATACCGTCTTCCGTCTCCGTAACGCTCAAACATATCAAGAACCTGCTCTGGGTCTGATTCGTCCATTGATTTTGTAAGCGTCCGGTAATACATGGCTTCCGCAAGGTCTTTAAGCATGTCCGTGACTTTTCCCATCTCTTCTGTATCTACACATTCGATACCTTTTGCAAACTCACACTCTGCGCTTTCAGACAGTTTTTCGATCATTTTGTGCATTCTTTTAATATCCATAAAACCGCCCTCCTTACGCTTCCCGGACTGCAATTAAATTGCTGTTCTGAACTTCGATTGCCTGCGTAGACGTATTCTGTACCGCTACCGTAACACAACAACCGCGAGGAACGTCCACATATGCCTGCGCCGAAACGTTAAAGAAGTTTTCAACTGCCGCCGGTGTAACAATCATTCGAGTTGACTGCAACGGTTCTCCGTCAATTGCAATAGCCAGTGAAATAGCTTCAACTGTGCCACCGGTAGGAATTTGAATGTTCCCGGAATAAGATACCAAAAATCTTGCCCGGCACTGATTTGTAAGTCCTCTTAATTTAACAATGCCACTTCCCTGTCTATGAACAATGCATTTTGTTGCGCATACCGGAGTTTCTGTAAATGCTACATCTTCTCCCTGCGCGACAGTTTGAATTGCAATTCCTGTAAATTCTGCCATAATTATTTACCTCTCTTTCAAAAATAAGGGCAAACATTATAGTCTGCCCTTTGTGTTTATAAGCAATACTGCACAGCAGACATAATCGAGTTAAACTCAATTAAGATACTCAATTATTCAATTTTGTGTAGCAGCTACTTTTAGCAGCTACTTTTAGCAGCTACATCCTGTGTTGCATCCACAGCCATACGCATAAGCGTTAGGATTTGGAACAACATATGCCGGGATTGCAGCCGGATTTACAGCGTTGATGATCTGCTGTGTCTGCGCTGACATTGCGGTAGTGAGCAATGCAGACTGGCGATCCTGTGATGCGGCTCTTCTTAAGTCATTATTTTCTGCCTGTAAGGAAGAAATCTTTTCCTGACACAGGTAATCAAGGATTGCCCTTGTTCCTGCCTGCTGGCTGTCGATAATGTCTCTGGTGTTGCTGTTCATGGTGTTCTGTAATGCGCAAGTGTTCTGCGCCATATTGTAGTTCACACCCTGGATAGCTTCCCTGGTCTCGCAGCAGCAATTAGCCAACTGGGACTGTAAAGCATTCTGCGCCTGCATAAGTGTCACGTTTGTGGTATTAAATCCCTGCTGTGTCTGGTAGCCAAGGTTGCAGATTGCATTGTCTACACCATGGAAACCGTTCATAACGGCGGTATTCTGTGCGTAAAATCCATCACAGAGACCATTTGTGATACCATCTAACTTTCCGATGATAGCCTGCGTGTCAAAACCACGCTGAATTGCAGAGTCGGTGTATGCAGATGCTGTCGCTCCCATACCTCCGTTTCCTCCCCAGCCATTGCCGCCAAAGCCGCCCCAGCCAAAGATCATAGCGAAGATAATGATAGCCCACCAGCCATCGCCGCCCCACATACCATCATTGTTTCTTCCGTTTCCTGTCACTGCTGCAATATCAGCAAGACTAGGCATTGCATTTCCATTAAACATTTTGTTTACCTCCATCTGATCTATTTACAAATGGGATAACCGGTTATTTTGCGCGCACCCCAAAATGTACTAATGATTAAACATACTCATAACTTTCTGTTTTGCTTCATCTACCGTAATTCCTCTTTCTTTACAGAGATTCTCTGCCATTGTCTTAAGTCCACCTGTATCTCCGCTTTGATACATTTGCATGGCATTTTTTGCCATAGGATTGTTTTGAACCTGCGGAGAATTCATCATTTGATTTAACAATAATTGTGCCGGATTCATTCTGGATCACTCTCCTTTTTTACCTGTGAAGTTTTTCTTTGACTGCTTGGAATTTTATCTAATCGGTTTTCTATCTGTTCAATCTTCCCAAAAAGTTCATCAAACTTCTGCATAAATGCACCTGTGCACTCGTCTGATAGGTCAAATTTCAATTTTTCAGTATCATGCGATAAATTGCTAACAGTATCATGCGAAACTGGCTTAAAAACGATTGTGCGAATTGTTCCATCTGCGTTCCAACTTTTAGCGTATATTTCTGTCATATCCTGTTTTGGGAAAAATGCAACGCTGCCATCCATTGGCACATCATTGGCAGTGATGTTTTCTACCGCCGGAACTACTTTTCCATTTATGCCAAAAGTTTGAACCGGGATCTGCTGCTGAATTTGCTGCGGTGCCTGCATATAATTTTGTGTATTATCAATGCGTGGCTGATTCATATACGGATTGTATGCGTACTGCTGCCCGTATTGCTGCATCTGCTGATTATAAATCGGATTCTGGTATGCTCCGCTCATATTCATCCTGTTTGACCTCCTCTAAAACATCTTCTATTGCGTGTATGATAGACGACTGCGTTGACAAGTCCAAGGACTGTAACTCTTTTCTGGCAAAAATTTTTTCAAGAACTTCATCTGAAAACACCACCATCCCTCCCTTTGATTATATTTTTGCATAAAAAAAGGCGGCAAAACCGTCACGATTCCGACAGTTTGCCGTCAAAAAATACAAAAAAAAAGAACGCATTAAGCGTCCATACATCCGTTCGTGTTACCTTTAGTGTTACCTTTGATTTTGACCTTTAGAAAAGACACCATTCAAAAACTCCTTTCTTTCAGTAAAATCAAGGCTTCACAAGGTTTTCTTAAATAAAAATAAAGTAGCGGAAGGGAGATTCGAACTC